CCCCGCTAATCGACACGATGACGTGTTCAAAATTATCGAACACGAACGACACACGTTCCTTTGCGGCATCTAGAACGCTTTTACTGGTGTTGTACACCTGTTTAAATTTGGGTGAGTCGGTCATACGCTGTCTCCATTGCCTGCAAGGTGTCTTGGTAACGGGTGAAATAGTAATGGTCCACTGGCAAATCACACACCAGCCATGGCAGCGTTTTCTGTGTGTGGGCCATCAAGACGGTAATGAAATCGTTATCACTGATTGGCGGGTCTACCACCACTAGGTCACCAGTATCGACGAGGGAGGCCGGGTTGATGCAGCCCTTCCCCCTACCAATCATCTGTTTGGATGATCCCATCACATAAACGACCGCTTGGGCCTGACGCTCCTTCTGTGCGACCAGAGAAAGGCGACGTGGGATATTGTGGACATCGAACGACAGGCTGTTGCTGGCCTGAGCAAACAGAGTCTCTCGCGCCTGCTCATAATCAGCGCGTGTCTTTGAAGACGCCTTTACGGCCACCACGTCTAAAGCGATTGTCTTGGGAGTGACGTGAATTTCAGGCAGTTGCATTTCTTCAAATCTCAGCCCCTTCACGTTGGCCGGTAAGGCAAAATCTGCCAATATGGCCAAATCCTCAAATTGGCGAATGACCGGGAAGGCATTGAATACAAGACGGTGCTTTGTTCGCGTCAGGTACTGTCTAAGGCAGTTGTATGTCAGGCAGTACCTGTCCGATGTTCTGAGCATGTTGTTGATGATAATCAGCGTGTTGTTGTTAACCTTTGCCAGCAAAGGATAGTAGACCTCGTAGGTAATGGCGTCAGCCCATGTGAACTGCTCACACGGCGCGTTAATGGTCAGTGGCTCCCCCATGCCATTAAAAATGTACACCTGGGTGATGTGAGGGTGCGCTTGTAGATAATCATTCACCGTGGCCTCAATGGCATGACCACTTAAGCCGATATAGATGCTCACAGAATCTCCCCCACTTTCTTTACAAGCTCTTCGTTGCTCATCTTGACGTCCCCACGAATCAACTCATTGACAAAATCCTTCAGCCGTTCCTTGCGGTCCAGGCAGCGGTGCAACATACGGTCGATACCCAGGCTGGATTCAATATCGTAGTAGGCCACCGTGGCCGCCTGCTGTCCTATGCGGTGGATGCGGTCCTCCGCCTGTTGCCGCAGGATAAAGCACCACGACTGGTTAAAGAACACCTGCCCACTGCAAAATTGCAGATTAAGCCCCGTGCCCCCCACCTGCTGATTCGTCACCAGGTAACGCCTGCTGGATGTCCTGAACGTCTCGACAATGCCATGGCGGGTGTGGGTGCTGTGGCGTCCGTCCATCAACAGGGCGGCATCCCCCAGCGTGTCTGTTAACTGTTCAGCCTCGTAGCGATACTTCACCCAGATGATAACCTTCTCATGCTGGTCGGCCATCTTCAGGGCAGTCTTGAGGGCGTCCATGCGTGCAGGGTCACGCCCCAACATCCCGTGCAGGGTGGCAATCAGGCGATAGATAACCGCCTCCGTGATGCCATAGCGGCCATACTCGTCAAGGATTTCACGCTTGGCAAGCTGGTAGTCTTCCTCAAAATCAAAGGAGGGGCTGCTATACACCTTGCGGTATGCCTTACCTGGCAGCTTGAGCAGGTGGTTCTTGTCAAATTCAACCAGGTAGGGCCGCATCATGTTGACCAGTTCACGCTGCTTAACCGTCTTCATCACGGTACGAGTGCCAAGGCTGGAAGGGATGTCCACATCAACCGTGTAGCGGCGTCGAAAATCCCCCCAGCAGGTACAGTTCCAAATCAACGGAGAGAGGGCGTGTAGCTGGCTGAAGTAGTCGTACAGGTCCAGGCCGATGGGCGTACCAGTCAGAGCAAACCGATACTTGGCCCACAGGGACACGCTGGCAATCCGCTTGGTGCGCTTAGCGCGTGCGTTCTTAATGAAGTGGCTCTCGTCGAGAACAAGAAAGGCATCACGCACTAGACCACGAAACGCCTCATACTGCCTGTCAGATGCTTGGATAGCCTCGTAGCCAATCACCACAATGTCAGCCTCAACAGCACCGGCCTCTGTCACCTGGCACACGTTGGCAGTGGTATGCTCCCTTATCTGGGCAATCAGGCCAGGAATGGTGGCGTTGGGGCAAACCCAGAGAACACGGCTATACCCTTTGGACGTCTTGTAGCGGGCGACGTTCAGTATGGCCAGTGTCTTGCCGGTGCCCATGTCCCCTTTAATCAGCCCTACCTTGAGGCCCTTGAGTTTATCCACCCCGCTGTCCTGGTGAGGCAGCAGGGTGGTGGTGATCTCCCACATGGCCTAGTCTTCCAAACCGGCCATGGCGGGTGACAGCGTGCGGTTCTCAGTGTCGCCAACATACGGCGACTCATACAGCGCAGCATCAAACCCAAACCGTTCAGCCAGATTAGGCAGGTCACTCTTTCTGGGCGTGTGCAGGCCAGCCCAAACAAACCGCAGCTTGCCGTCATCACGGCGCTCAAACACACCAACAAGCTCCGCACGCTTGCTAGAATAGCCGTTTTTAAGACGGTCCACTAGGTCTAACAGCTTGGTGGCCTGTTTCTCGCTGGGCCAGATGACCTCTTTGGAGCGACCGTGCAGGTTGACCTCAACCCGGTAGCCGTAGCGAGTGATCTTGGCGGAATCCAGGGACGTGATGCACAGGGGAAAAAGATTGGACATTGGATGTTCCTTTCGGTTGGCTGCTAACGTGTTATCATCATATCGTATACTGTGCCTTAAATCAATAGGTTGCGCGTAAAAATATCATGCAGGTGGACTATTCTGTTTTACAGATGACGGCGACGCAGTACGAGGCCGCCATGAGGGCCTTTCGTCAGCACGTCATTGATGCCTACCCGCATGAGGCGGTGGGCTACCTTGACCAGGCAGGGGCGTATCATCGGCTTGCCAGTGCAGGGCTAGACTTTGCCCTGTGTGACCCCAACATGGGCACCTGGTCAGCCCTGCTACACTCCCACATTATCGGCCCCAACCATCCGACAGCCACAGACATGCAGGGCCAACTTCTGATGGGGAAACCCTGGGGCCTTGTGACGACTGACGGAGAAAGCGTGTCTGACGTGCTGTGGTGGGGGGATATGTTTACCCCGCCACCGCTGCTGGGGAGGCAGTACCGGCCAGGGCCTAGTGGGTCAGACGGCAGGGGGGACTGCTACGCCTTCATCCGAGACGCCTACCTGTTCCATTCAACCCACCAGCTACCAGAGGTGGTGCGTGACGTTGGGCAGGCGTGGACGGAGAAGCGCAGCCTTTACCTTGAGCACTACCAGCAGGCCAGCATGACGTTGCAGCATTACGACCCGGCCCTGTTGGAGGTGGGGGACGTGTTGGTGATGTCTTGTGGTCATGGGGTAGCCGGTCATGCAGGGGTGTACCTTGGGCGTGAGATGATTGCCCATCATTGGTATCAGGCGACGTCCAGGCTTGACCCGATCCACCGTTACCGTCATACGATTCAGTGGATGCTGAAGCCCCCCAAGGGCACGTTGTTCAACACAGAGGGCCTGCTACCATGAAACTGATTATCCGTTTTGAGTTAGACAACAGTGACGACGGTGACGACGATCTGTTTGACGAGGGTGACGACTTCATGGGCAGTGAGGATGGCACCGCCAAGTGTGGTTGGAATGGGCTGAACGCCCGGTGTACGTTATCAGTGGAACGAGGTTACAGACATGGATGAGACAATGTTTTTCGGTGATGCCTTGAAGCTGGCCGTTGAGGAGGGTGTAAAGATCGCCCGCAAAGGATGGCAACGTGCCGGGATGTGGTTGGCTGTCGAGACACACGGCGACCTGCTGCCTCAGTTGGTTATGCATGTGCCGGCCAGGAACGAAGGGGAACAGGACCAGGTGTATGGCCACCTTCCTAATCAGTGTGATGTGTTGTCGTATGACTGGTACGTTGTGTAATAAAAAAGCCCCCTTAACTGGGGGCTATTCATTGACAGCTTCTGCGTGATGGTGTACGGTTTAAGAAATTGGCCTTCGGTTGCTGCTAACTTCCATAGGCCACCCCCTAAGTTTCGGCTTAGGGGTTTTTTAATGCCTATCCAATCACGTTCAGCTTAGGCGTGTTGTCGGCGGCAATCAACTTGTGGGCGTAGGCGTTGATGGCCAGCGCCTGCTTTTGTGTCACGGTGATCGTCTCAGGCTTGCTGATGACCATCTGGTAGCGTTGCTCACCGGCCTGCTGCTTTCGTTTCTTCTTCTCATCTCGCAGGTAGAGCGTGAGTAACGCAAGGTCGCTGGCGATGTTGGCGGTATAGAAGCCCAGCAGAATCTTATCCCGTTTGCTGAAGTCTACAGCCCTATCAGCCACCTGTTGAGCCTTACTGGCCATGACAGCGCGTGACATGTTGCCGGTCAAGTGAATGGTCATTTCGGTCATCCTTTCACCTTCTTCTTGAGAACCAAAAACGCAGGCGAGGTGACGTCACCAGCTTCGTCAAACACAATCTCACCGTAGTAGGAGGACCGTACCAACGACCAGCGGCGGGTGTCAGGGCCATACGTCTGTTCAGTGACGTGGAACACCTCAAAGCGCACCACCTTGTTCATGAGATGCAGACGCTTGAACTTGTTGGGAATCTTCAGGCCAGGGTCTGCCTTAGCAAAGCACCCCTTGCGGTACTCAACCAGGCCATGGCGGGTCAGGTACTCGACCAGCTTGTCTTTCTTGTTATTCCTAATCACAGCACTTTGCTCCCTTGACTTTGTTATTCACATTGTGAGTAAGAAACATCTTGTAAAGGCCTTCACGGGTGATGCACATAACATAAATGACGCTTTTCTTTTCGCTTCTCCACACAACAAAAACAAGATCGTCGTCATGGGGAATAATACGAGCATAATCAAAACCAATCTCTTCTTCAGAAGGCAGGTCGTCAAATGCCGCCTCAATTGCAGCAGAAAACAGACCAGGAGGCGCATCTATTTGCACAATAATTGAGCCAGGGCATCCCATACAGTTCTCCTTTGCGGTTGCTTGCTAACATACTCATGTTATCGCATAGTGTGCCAATCGTCAATATAATGCGCGTTAAAATATCATCCATATGGTGGATACAACAAAGCCCCCAAGACGGGGGCATGTGTCGAAGAATTGCCGATTTATCGACATATCAGCGGGATGTGTCGATGCTATCGACGTATTACTCAGGGACTCTGTAAACAGGGGTACCGGCTAACCCTTTGCTGCTGGCCTCTACATCAGGGGCAAGGTTTCCAATCAGGCGCTCTTCAATGAAGACGCGAATCCACCGCTTGTAGGTGTCGATGCAGTCCTCAATGGAATCACCTTCAGCCTCAACGTCGTATAGCTCATGGCTGAACAGCCACACGTTGGGGTCTTCTTCAGACTGCCAAGGTTTGATCTCACCCACATCAATGAGGGCTCGTGCCACCTCACCGTCTACCAATTCAGGGGGAAGGGCGGCAATGGCGCTTTTGATCTCCTCCAGGCGTTTTCTCATTTGCAGCACTTTGGGCATCACATCATCCTCGTTGCAATTAGGTACATAAACAGCAAACACCAGGCGGCCACCAGGGCAGTCATGAACCAGGGGAAAAGCACCCTCACTGTGCGGACCTCGTGGCTTCAGCAAACATGGTCCACAGCACACAGGCAACACCACCCACAACAAGGGTGAGCAGCACCACGGCCACGATCACATCACGGTCATTCATTGGCGGGTCGTATCCATCCCAGGCGTCCATAATGTGTCCTTTCTTGCGTCTCATGATTACATTGATTCCTAGATGATTACATTAACCTAAGCCGTAGGTGCCATCATGACATTTTGGGCGGCGTTGTCGTCACGGTCATGGACGACACCACACTCACCACACGTCCACGTCCTGCCAGCGCCATGGCCGGTCTTGGCACCGCAGGCATGACACGTCTTGTTCGTGGCGGTGTAAGGCTCAATCTCCTCCACAATACGACCTGCCCAGGCGGCCTTATACTTCAGCATGGTGAGGAGCATCCCCCACCCACTGTCGGCAATACTGCGAGAGACCTTGCGGTGGCCCTTGCGCTGCATCTTCTGGATATCCCACTGTTCTACACGGATGACCTGGTAGCGGTCCACCAGATACCGGCTGATCTTATGCAGGGTGTCACGTCGTTGGTCGGCCACCTTGGCGTGTGCCTTGGCCAGCTTCAGCCGTGCCTTGTCGAAGTTGGCCGATCCAGGCTGCTTGCGTGAGAGCGACCTGCCAAGGCGTTGAATGCGGGCCAGGGCCTTATCGTAGTAGCGGGGGTTTTCAAACACCATATCATCACTGGTGGTCAGCAGTTGACGCACGCCCATGTGGAGGCTGACCTCGTTGTCCAGCTCAGGCATCGGCTGGATGCGAGGGTCGTCCACCAGGATGGACACAAACCAACGGCCTGAAGCGTCCACACTGACCGTCACCTGGGTGGGCTTGACGCCCTCAGGTAGCGGACGGTGCCACACGACACGGACGGGGCTCTTCATTTTGGCCAGCCACAGCTTGTCGTCCTTCAGTCTGAACCCAGAACTGTAATACTTAGCAGACCCGCCATGGCCACGCTTCTTGAAGGCTGGGTACTTGGCCTGACCCTTGAAGAATCGCCTGAAGGCGTCGTCCAGTTGTCGCAGGGACTCATCAATGCAGGCTGCGGGGACGTCTTTCAGCCAGGTGGTGTCAGGCTGTTCCCGTAGCGCGTACAGGTGGGCACGCATGTCTTTCAGGCTCCACTTCTCGCCCTTGTCTTTGTAGGCGGTGGAACGAGCGTCTAGGGTGTGGTTGTAAACGAAGCGGGCGCACCCAAACACCTGACGAAGGAAAGTCTTCTGTTCCTCGTTGGGGTAGATGCGATATTTCATCCCTCGGTTCATGGGATCACCTTGCACTTTCTGTAACGGATTGAACTATGGGGACGTGTGTGCCGACGTTAAACTGTTGGGTGCCTGCTGCTATGGTGTGTGCCAGGACTGCTATCTTAGGTGCCTACGCTGAACTGCTGTGTGTCATTAAGACGAGAACGTGCCAGACGTTGCGCTTTCCCAAACCGTGCCAATTAACTTACGACCAGCAAGCGCCAGACGCTGTACTTTACTAGTGAGTGCTACTAAACGCCGTGCCTGTATGCTGACTGGTGCCTAAAGGAGGCGTCGTTAGTGCCTTTAAGGCAGACGGCAGGCCTAAAGATATCTCGTGCCATTTAGTAGGCCAGCGTGCCAAAGATACCGCTTTTGGTGCCACACTCTGTATGTGCCGTAGGCTAACTGGTGATCGGGTGCCTAAGGCGCTATAAGCTTGTGCTGTTTTACCGCTTCCCGTGCCAGGTTAAAAACGTGCTATGTGCCGTTCTGCACCCTCAACGTGCCAACCTTTCTCATCGTGCCAGCTTAACCCGTGCCAGCCTTACCATGGTAGAGGAGATTGTAAGTGCCAGCCCTAGCAGATTTACCGTATCGCTACGGCTAATAATCCTAATGGTTGTGCCAGCCTTAGCAGATTTACCGTATGGCTACGGCACGAGGAATCGTTATGATGTACCGATCTTTGTGCCAGCCCTATCAGATTTACCGTATGGCTACGGCTCTTTAAAGCCCTTAGCCGTTTTAAAGTAGGTACCAGCCTTACCAGATTTACCGTATATCTACGGCAGCCGTTAAAACCATCTCCAGGCTTAATGCGTGCCAGCCTTAACAGATTTACCGTATGGCTACGGCGCAGATGCCACCAGGCCACCGATCAAGACCGTGCCAGCCTTAACAGATTTACCGTATGGCTACGGCAGGATATAAGGCTTAAATGGTGGAAAACCACCTTCCTGCTTCAACATCGTTGCCCTTTCAACCTTGCGGCTTTCCTTGGTCTTACACAACTCCACAGGCGTTCACGGCATGGCCTGCCGCATAGACCGTTCATAGAACGGTCATAGCCTTTTGGTTCAATCCGTTGTCAAGGTACGTTGTCGGCAAGGGGTAAGTGCCGTTCTTTGGTTTACTATGTGCCTTGCGCTTTCTTACTTAGTTATAGCGAGCAAGCGCGTTTGTTGTCAAGCCACTAAAAAACGTCTGATAACATTAATTATGCCCAGGGCTTCTATTCCACGCCCTGCCTATGATTCAGCCGGGCTCGTCTCGTTCACCGCGCCATGGCGGGTTTTAGCATGTGCTATTCCCTGATTCTTTTCCCATCGGCGTTTTGCAGCTTCTGGCAAATAACTAGGGGCGGTTACGGAAGGTTCAAAATCTTTATTATTGAGAACTTCGGCAGATTGCTTTTTGTGTTTTGCCCAGCGTCGTTCTGCGCCTAGACGCCCAATCTCAGCCATACGAGCCCTGTCCTCACTGACTTTCTTGCCGCCCAGACGGCCAATCTCAACGTAGAAGGCAGCGCCATACTTCTCACTGGTTTTCTGGCCACCTAGCTGGCCAATGTGTGACATGTGTTCATTGTTGGGGGTCATCGGTCCTCACCCTGTGCTATTTGAAACCTTGCTTGTCTGCTAGGATAGCACAGGGGAAACCGAATACGTTTAGGCCAGCTTGTCATCCAGAATGTGACGCCACCCCTCAATCACGGAGTCGTCAATGATCTCGTTGCAGGGGTGGTAGCACAACACCACTTCCAGGGGATCACCGCTTGCCGTGCGCTGCAAGGTGGAACGCCAGATCACAATGCTGTTGTCACGGTTCCAGGTACTGACGTGGAAGCACCCTTCACGGTATTTGAAGTCCATCGTCTCAATCATCAGGGGGGCTCCTTTCTAGGCACCAAAGGCTTTGTTAACAGCGTTACGCGCGGATGTTGCCATCTGACTGGTCATCAGCTTATGGTCTAAAACCCGCTTGGCGTCTTGCAAATGGCTCATGGTTAAATTCTCCCCCTGGGGAAGAAAGAGAAGAGCAAATTCATGTCCACCACTGGCAGAAATCCAGTGGATTATAGACGACGTGGTGCGGTTGTCTACAGCCAGGTACAGCAGCCCCCCTAAATGATTACAGATGGGGTAGTGCTGTTCATTGCCAACAGTGATTGATGATTGGGTTTTGATAGCATCAGGTGGCGTCGGCCTTTCAATAGGCGTCATCACCTTCATGAGGCGTTGAAATAGATTCACAATCGTTCTCCTTAACCTTGCACTTTGTAGGGCTCCAACGGAACACTCTTTAATTATCGGTCCTCTTCTCCTTTCCCTGCTCTCTCGGCGTTAATTCTCAACCGAATGGGGGAGACCGGCTGCCATTTTGTTGTACATGTCAGCCACGTCCCCCAAACCCGCCATGGCATACATGTCAGCAATGGAGATCAGCAGGCCCTCTTTTGTCGAGCCTGTCTGTTCCTGCACACCAGGCTTCTCAATAACCATGCACAGGTGCTCAAGGATCAGGGCGGCGGCCTCAGGGTTGCCGTTCTGAAGCGCCAGGTTGGACAGGTTGGTGATGATCTCGTAACTGACGAACGGGTCAGCGTGGTTGTTGGTCAACACATCTATGATCTCAATGATGCCAGGGCCGTCTACGGTGACAGCCAGGGCGGCATTCTGGAGAGACTGGACAATCCCTTCCTTGTCAGTAAATCCCACATTCATGTTGGCGAGAACGTAGGCGGTCAGGACGTGATACCACTGGGTGTCACCAGGTGTTGCCCAGCCGCCAAGGTCCTTGTTCCACTGCTTAATCAGGTGTAGGGCCTTGAACCCCTGTTTGCCCTCAAGGTGTGCCTGCACATGACTCAGGACGAAACCCCTTGCGTGGGTGTGGTTCAACGTGTCCATCAGCCAAGAGAAAAGGCTGTTCTCGTAGTTCATAAAAAACCTCCTGCACTTTCATACCTGTGCTAATCATAGCAGGCTACCGGCCATGGCGGGTGTGTGTAAATAAAATATCCTCCGTATGGAGGATGTAGACAAATCCTGTTCAAATCTTGAAAACCAGGCAGGGCAAGAAAAAGGGGGCTTTTGATGGCCCCCATAGACAGGCGAAAACAAATCTATGCGTAGTAATCAATAGTTTTAACAGGAGCCTGGGCCTTCATCCGCGCCAGTGTTTTGTACAGTTCGGCGGTCTGCTCAGGGGTCAGGTAAAGCGGCTGGGTAGCTGCCGGTTCATGTCTGGATTCTCGGATGATATCAGCGGCAATAAACCCAACGCCCCACATAAACCCAGAACACAACCCCTTGGAAGCAGCTTCAAAATATTTTATGTTGCTTAAAGAGATCATGGGACACCTCCTAAAACAGTTTCAAAACAAAATGGCCAATAACACCAGCGGCCAACGTACCACCAAACAGGACAAGCGGTGTCCAGTTAAAGCCACCTTCCTGTTTGCCCGGCAACGACTGCGAGGCGTGTTGAGGGTGGCCACCAGGCAGTTGGTACATCTCGTACCCCTCATGTTGAGGCTGACGGTAGGGGCTGATACCGTAGGTGACGATCTCATCTACACTGCGGTTGTCCTCAAGCTGGTAGGACTCAATCTGGCCCAGCGTGTGACGCAGGATGCTTTCCTCACGCCAGTTAAGTGGGCGGTTGTTCACCCATTTGGTGATTGCCTGGGCTAACAGCTTGGCGTTTTCTCTCAGTTGCTGACTCATAACGTATCTCCTTACTATCCACTCTAACGAACTACATAGAACCCTTGAGGAGCTTGACCTCCTCACGGCGTCTGGCTACGAGACCAGGCATCTTTCGCCCACGGGCATGGACATAACGCAGCAGAGACTGGGCGGCCTCCCTGAAGTTGCCACGGTCGGCATGACGTGCCACGCTGGAACGCTCAAAGGCATCCTCACCCACGTTGTACGCAAAGCTAACCAGGGCGGCCTTCTGTTGGCTGCTCAGGGGGTGCTTGATACGGCGTTCCACCGTCTTGGCGTAGTTGTCCACCGTGCGCATCAACAGACGCTCGGCCTGTGCCTGGGTGATGGTGTCGCCACGCTTGACCCGTCTGCCGTTTGGCATCCGACGCGAGCCGTAGCCAATCGTCCAGTAGCCAGCGGGGCAACGGTACGCCCTGGCGCAAAAGCCCTCATGGTTGGCAATGACACGCTTGACGGTCTTGTTAAAAACGGTCTTGTTAAAATCGGCACGGGGGACCGGCACGCCATGACGGATGGTCGGCTTTTGGGGCTGGTTTTGGCTGCTGGCGGCGGGTGTCTTTTTTACCGGCAGCAGCGGTAGTGGGTCCCACGGCACGGGGGGCTTTCCGTTGTCAATCGGCAAAGGGGGCATCACCTGGCCATAGTCTGCAATCGCATTTGCAGACGGTAGGCGGATGTCAAAAACCACCATGCCAATTAAGATAGCGGCAAGCACATAGCACAGATTGCCCTTGATGCTTGTCTTTGGACGTGGCGGGGGCACGTTATAGCTGTACGGCATCAGATCGTAGCGTCTGGGTTGATTGCGTCTCATTGTCTTGCACTTCCTGTCTATGAATGTAAATGAAGGGGACCGCCAACGAGGAAGCCCCCTTGCCCACCTACTTAACGACAACGGCCTCTTCAGGGATGACCGCCTTGGTGGTGGTGTCATCCACATCAGGGCCTTTGGGGCGGTGGTTAATCCCAGGAACGCCCAGACAGGCGTTGGCCGGGACTGCCACCTGCCGCATGGTGTCGGGCAGGCGTTTCTGCATGGCCTTGCAGGTCTCAGGACAGGCGACCCGGTCATTGTCCTTGCAGGCGTATTCAATCTCACGCTTCACAAGGTCAAAGTCACGGCGGGCGGCGTCGGTGTAAACCACACTGTTGTCTTCCTCAACAGGAGGGGCCTCCTCCGTCTCGGCAACGACAGCTTCAGGCGCTGCATTTGCCTCAATCACCGTGTCAGGCTTGGCGGCCTCAACCGTACTGCTTTTGGTCATCTGGTTGAAACCGTAGGCACCACCCAGGAGCAGCACCACAACGGTCATCAACAACAAGGCTGCTTTCATGATCGGGGTTTCTCCTGTGTGTCTGACGGGCTTAATGAAGGCGTCGTAAAGGTCCATGGTCTGTTTCCTTTCTATGGCCTTAACGTGGCGAGCCGGTTGCTCGCTATCTCTAATATAGGCACATATGTGCTACTTGCCCACCCCTACCTGTGCTATCTCGTCCGTTTGGTGTAGTTGCGCTTGCCCGCTAAGAAAGGTTACAATCTATGCATCCCATGATGTTTCGTACCAATTACCACTTCCCGGTTGCCCTGATGGACCGTCTCAATCAGGCACATGAGGCACTTGGTGTTGCGAAAGCAGAACTTGTAAGGTGTGCGCTTGATAAGTATTTAACCGAGTTGGGCTTACCCCCAGAAAGTGCGAGAGTATCCAATGAAAGACCCTATTACCGTGTTGGATCACGGCTTTGTGAGACTGGTGGACAGCCTGGGAAGTGACCTGGCCGTTGTTAATGCAGCGCGGGTGAGCTTCCATAAGCAGTCAGAGGAGTTTGGTGAGAAAGACGCCAAGCTCCTCAATTATTTGGCGGTGCATCAGCACTGGAGCCCCTTTCGCCACGTCTACTTCACCTTCCACTGCAAGGTGCCTGAGTTTATCGCCCGACAGTGGTACAAGCATGTGGTGGGCATTGCCTACACAGAGGGTGGGGCGGCCTGCGTGGATCATGGCTGGAACGAGGTTAGCCAGCGTTATACGGACGCCAGTGAGTTTGATTTCTACATCCCTGAGACGTTTAGACGGCAGGCTTCAGATAACCGTCAGGCCAGTAAAGATGATCCTGTCATGTATTTTCATGACCATTACCACTACACGACGTCGATGGCGTCTTATGTCCACGCGCATGTTAATGAATCGCTAAGCCTGTACGGCCACATGATTGAATCAGGCGTTGCTCGTGAACAGGCTCGGATGGTTCTCCCCCTCAACGTGTATACGGAGTTCTACTGGACGGCCAGCCTTCAGGCGGTGGTGAACTTCATCAAGCTACGCAAGCATGATGGGGCACAGTGGGAGATTCGCCAGTATGCCGACGCGCTGGAGGCGTTAATCATGGACGTGGTGCCGGTGTCGACGAAGGCACTCCTGGGGGTACAGTCATGAGCGCACCCGGTTTACTTCATGCTGATTGGGACCTGCCAGAACACGCAAAGGATGCCATTAAGGCGTTTGCTGTCATGCTGGGCACAAACGACCCTGAGTTGATCGACCTTGCCAAGCGCAACATGGATAACCGCATGGCCATTGTGACCCGTCATGCCATGGCCGACACTTGGTGGCGCTGTGAGGTGAACGCTCGACGCAAGCGGTATCAAAAGCAGTGGTTTATCGTGTGTGACACCGTGGCGCTGTGTATCCTGTTATTGTCTGTTGCGGTTTACGTCTGGAAACAGTTACCAAACTAGGAAGGGCCGCCGTGCAAGGGGCACCCAAGCTAAGGTTCAGGGCAATACACTACGACAAGTTCATCATCAGCCGCCTGTGCGAGACGCCCAAAGAGGCGCTTGACGCCTACAGTGAGCTGTCTCCTGTGCCACCAACAGGCATCCAGGCGGGTATTGTCGTCAGTGGCCGGTTCATGCTGCTTGACGAGATCACGCAGGAACGCTGGCCCGCTTCTTAATACTTCGTTATATTCGCCTGCCTGCTATCAAAACATGATAGATTAGGAAGGTTAATTCTCAATTCTTGCAAGGGAATGACCCCGCCGTAGCCTACCTGCCATGGCGGGTTTTTTGTGTCTACTTGTTGAAGTATTTACGGGCCTTGTCCAGGCCAGAAACGATCCACTCGGCCCAGAAGGCGGCATCCGCTTTGGGAATGACGGTGGCTTCAGCCGCAGTGTCCAGGACGAGATCGGCCACCAGTTGCATTTCTTCCTTGGACAGTTGGCCGTCTTTCTTCCACTCACGGATGAGCTTGGAGCCTTTGAACAGGATGGCCCCCAGCCAGGAAGCGGTTTTTCCTGCACCAAATAGGGAGAGCAGCGCGTTAAACATAATTAACCTTGCCTTTCTAGCGACGGGTTGTCGATTAGGTAATAGATGATGTACTTCTGCTGAAGTTGTGAGAGCTGGCCTCGTACCGTCTGGATGAACTCACCCCACTGTCCTGGCGGGATGGTCTGACATCCTTCTGAGCCGGTTGTCGTCGTGCCTCCTCGATGGATGTTGATCCCAAACATGCCCTTGTGGTTAGGGTTGATGACACGCCCAGAGGCTGACAGACGAGACACCGACACAGGGGCGGCCTGGATCAACGCCAGATGCTCCCCTGGCTGACCTGCCTTGTGAACCCCTACCCGGTAGCGGTAGTGCCCAGGGTTAAGCTGTGCCTTCCCCGCTGGGTTGATCGCCCGTTCAAAACGGCTGGGGTCGGTGTTGGCGTTGAACGTTCTGAAGGTGGTAGGGGACACCACGATGATGGCGTCATCGTAGGCCCCAATATCATTCACGTTGGGGCGGCCAATCATGTTGGCGTAGTAGCCCCGGATGCCGACGATGTAGACCGTCTTAAGGTTGACCGATGCCGGAAACCAGAGGGCAAGGTCAGCGCGAGTCAGCTTGGGGCGATTGGGGGGAATAAAGATTGAGGTCAAGCCATCCACTCCTTCGTGTGGCCATGCAACGCAAAACACGCTCCCTGATACGTCAAACGGTGGTATGGCGTCGCCTGGCGCACAGGGTCCAATAATTGCCACCACTGGCGCTCCTTCTCAATCTTGGCGTTCTGGCCGTCCACACCGTCGGTGATAACAGACACCTTGGTAGGCGGAAACACACGTCTTGCAAACTGCGGAATGGTCGTCGTCATGGTGTTGCACTCCCTTGGGCTAAAGCGGTTGCCTGCCTCCATAATAGCACATATGTGCTCCCCGCCATGGCGGGTTAGGAGGCGTAACCAAGGGTGTAGATTTTATAGAGGTTGGCGCACCGTAAGGCTGCCAACACCGGCCCCAATACCCACGTCGTTGCCGCGAATGTCACCCGTGGGGAATTCCAGAGGCTTGACCGCAGCACCTTCGCCACGCACCGTGATATCCCAACGCAGCTTGGAGTTTACACCACGCTTGCCCTCGTAGGTGCCGATGACCTGAAAGGAGATGATCTCGTCCTTGTCCACGTCACGGATACGAATGGCAATGTAGTTGGGTTCGATGTCACGGATGACAGGATCAAAGATTTTGACGTTACGCACACCCTCGTCGCTGTTGTCGAAGCGGTTGGTGGCAAACACCAGCTTCCCAACAGGCGACAAGATGCGCTCTAGTTTAATCTCAAAATCCTGGCCTTCAGTCGTCTCAACAACGACCGGCACGGCTTTCATGTTGACGGTCTGCATGGCTGTGGTCACATCCTGCTAGGGGCTAACAAGAGGTGATGGCTTAGGAGTTGGCTTCGTACAGCGTCAGTTCACCAGCGGCAAACTTCACCTGGTCATCAGTGACGACGGAGCGCGATTGCAGCAGGCTGTTCCACACTTCAGGGTTGCCGCCAGACGAGCCGGGGAAGATGGCCCAGTGGGTGATGGTGCCCCAGTTGGCGGTCGCAGGGCCAAAGGTGATGTCAACCAGGTTTGAGATGGCGCGGGCAACAGTCTCACCCGTGATGCCGGGGACATCCGAAATAGTGGTGGGGGTGTTGCTGAAGTTGGTGCCAGGGGTGATGGCAATACGGGCATAACCACCGCCAGTCACCTCAGTGTAGCCTGCACCAGTAGCGGTGTTGGTGGGGGCGGCAGTCAGCAGGGCGAGAAACTTGCCGCCGGTGATCGAGCCGGTAAGACGTGCGTCGAGGGTGGTTTGAATCTTGGGCATCGGTTGTGATCCTTGCACGGGGATATTAGCAGAAGACTTGCACTATGAGCGTTTGCCCGCAAGATACCACACTTTCATCGTTTTGGACCGTCACGACCAAATTATTTTCAGCCGTGGCGTAAACGCACTCACAATCAGTATCGTAGTCCATGGGTGGCCTCCTCTTGCGCTAGGCGTTGCTTGATCTTCTGTGTATCATCCATGTGCTTGTCAAGGCGGGTGCCGATGTTGTCAACAGACCCTTTGAGGTCTTTCAACGCTCCTGCAATTAAAGCGGCATTATCCTTGCCGCTGTGTGTCACCATGATGTTGTTGGCGGTGCCAAACACACACAGGATCAAAACAATCAGCACCAGGGCAGAGGGGGAAGATTTGAAGATTTCAAGCAATGCAGAGACAAAGGCAGGTGCCATGGCGGATATCCCTCATGTTAAGACGGTGCGAAGTGTTCCAGGACGACAAAAAGATCATCGGTGACGTCAGTGTCAAACTTGTTTAAGGTCGGCTCAAGGAAGTCCACCAGGGCCTCCGCTGTAATCGCGGGTTTACGGTAGCCTGCCAGTGTGGTGAGGGTCAGTAGCTCGTCGATGGTCACCCAGAGTTGGCGCTGCAAGGCGTCGGGCTGCTTGGCGAAGTATTCCCCAAAGGCGTCATACAGGGCGTTGGTGTCAACGACGGGATCAAGCTCGTAGAAGGTGTACTCAGGCATCTCACTGCCGTCGTTAAGCTCAGCCACTACAAACCCTTGGGGGACACTGACGGGGGGGATTTCTACGAAGCCCATAGGGGCGCTTTTCAGCACCACGGTGGGGTCATTGATCTTGTGAACGTAGCGAAACATCAGAGGATAAATCCGTTATTCCAGATAAGACAGAAGCCCAGGCCAGCGTTGTCAGCACGAATCTGAAACGCCTGACTCTCGACAGGGACCTCGCAGTCATTCAAGGTATTGGAGGCGTAGGACGTGAAGATGCTGTAGGCAATCGGGCGGCCCGTTGCTACGGTGCTACTGGGGACACGGGTCAAGAGTTGAGCCCCGCCGCCCCCTTGGGAGACATAAGACGCCAGCAAGGCAGCTTTTGCACGAGGCGACACCAGCGTCGAAGGTGTAACAGTGGTCCAGGTGCCGGTCACGGTGGAGTTATACACCAGGAACGCACCACCAGGAGCGTTGATGTTAAAGTTGACGTCTAGCCAGACGATGGTGGGGGAGTAGGGCCAGCCACGCAGCACACTGAAGCGACGGATGGCCGTTGAGGCGTAGTAGACGTCGCAGGGGAGAAGGATCTTGCGGGTAAAGCCAGAGGGGAGTGTGGGGGCTGTCGATGACGTGGACAGCAGGCCACGCACCTGGCCGTTGGTGGGGTTTTTAATCAGCCAGAGGTAATACCAGCCAGAAGAGACACTGCCGGTATCTAGGCCATTGGCCCCGCTGGTGCTGATGTTGACAGTCTGTGCGCCTGCGGCACTGGTGATCTCCAGGATATCCACACCGTCATCTGACAGGCCGCCCATACCAACAGGCAGGGTGATGGTGGTATCACTGGCCCAGCCAGGTGGAGGGCCAAATATGAGGCCAAATTGTGCGGGGGAAAACAGGCGAGTGGCTGTGCCAAGATATGCCTTCAGCAGTCCTTGCCGGGTCCATAACTCACCCTCAGAGGGGACCGAGGGATCAGACGGGGCGTTCACCCTCACAATAGAATCACGGCATCGAACGCCGTCAATGGTCACGCCTTCCGATCCTGTACGTTCGTTGATGGTGTCGCTGATGAGCGCCGTTTCCGCCTGCACGTTAGAGGCAGATAGGCCGTCAAAAGAAAGGCTGAAACGGTTTAGCCAGCCGTTATTTGCGGCGTTGCGCTGCTTTAGGAACCCTGCCGTGGTGTCAGCCCACCATTGATAGGCCACCGTTGTGGAAGGCTCGGTAGCACCGCTAAACAGAGTTGCCACGGTGTCAAAAGCATTGTTGACGTTTGTACGAAACTGCGTACGACTGGTGTTGGCGAGAACGAGACTGTTTTGACTCATGGAGGTAATCCTTGCACTATAACTTGCATATTAGCACAGGTTTTGGCTGTTTAGCTGACCGCCCGTCCGTAGCCTTTAGCAATGTAATCAAACGTGCGGGCAACACGGGTGCCGCTGCTGTTACGAGCGGAGATGGTAAACCCACTGCGGGTAATGCCGGTAATCTCGTGGTAATCCCCTGTCTGCTGATTCTGTAGGGTTACGTTGACAGCAGGGGCGGACTTGAACGCGGTGGGGAAGGTCACAGTCAGGTCACCGCCGGTGAGGGTGGTGAGGCCCTTGTCAGAGTCCACCCGGTCAGGCATGTCGATGGTCACGGCCAGTTGTTCAACCCGTGGCGTCACATACGGGTAATAGGTACGCATGTAGACCCTGAACTTCAGGCGGCGTGCCTGTACGTCCACCACGCCTGTACGGGGAAACGTGATCCAGTCAGACCAAGTGGGGGTACCTGCACCCAGGGTAGAGTCAGTAGCGTATTGATATAGTAGGTCTACAGCAGAGGAGGGTACGGTGCTGTCCACGGTGTCGATGTTGCTGTCTACTAGGTCGTTGTCATCGTCCCACAGGTCGTTCTTGTTGACAAACGTGTTGACGGCGTTTATGGACACCCGGCTGACGTATACCTCGGTCAGGTCGATGCTGTTGTCAAACTCGTAGGTGCCAATCAGGTTGGTGATGACGTCGGTGGTGCCGTCTACAGGCTCGGTGCTATCGATGTTTTCGGCGCTGTCCCAAAGCTCTCCAAAGACAAGCTCCAGGCCGTCATCCTCAACAATGGTGTTGTCCTTAACCCCTGCAAAAGTGGGATGCTCGGTGATGGTCTCAACCACGTTGAGGCTGCCCACACCCACATTGTCGTTGGTCACGGTGGCGGCGTTATTGGACGGCACGCCCCCCAGGTCAAACGCTTTGATAAAGAACTTGCCGTTTCGTGCGGGCACCGTCTGGCTGTTGATGCCCTTGGGGATGTTGGACGTGATGACCAGCGCCTCGTCCCAGGTGGCGGCTACATCCTGACTAAAGCGAATCTCGTAGTAGGACAGGTCCAGGTCAGGCACAGCGTTCCAGGTAAGGAAGAGGGTGCCTTCCAACAGGGTGGATGTGAAGCCGGTGACGTCAGAGGGGGGGGCTTGTAGACCCAGAAGGCTGAAGGTAGCTTCTGAAGATGCCCCGTAGGAGCCCACATTGCTGATGTACTGGCTTTGGGCCTGCACCCTAAAGCTGTAGGTGCCAAACTGGGTGTCTTGCAGGTCAACGGATGGGCTGGACACGGTGGCCAGCGTTTCGTACTCAGTGGCACCAGGCCGCTTGACCTCGACACGGTAACGACTGACACGAGCATCGGCGGATGGCTGCCACGACACGGTGACGGCAGACTTGACGACACCCGCCACCAGATACAGGTACTCTTGGGCGGTGATGTTGGTGACGGCACCGATACCACCACGGGGGAGGGCCGAATAGTTGCCAGCGGCGCTGTTGATCTGTCGGTCGATGCGGGCATACTTGTTGGGGTCGTGGTAGACGGCGGACACCTCGTAGGTTAGGACGTCCACCTCCCTCATGCCGATGACCCTAAACTGACGGGGGAGCAGACTGGAGGACGTCAGCCCAAACATGGCCCCAGGGTTAGGAGGGGCGGTACTGGCCGTCTCCCCTGTCTGTGGGGTTGTCAGGGGGATCGTCAGCTTAAAGAACTGCTGATTACCATAAGCGGTTGTGCCGGTAGGGGTGGAGGGCACGCCCTGGCGGGTTCTCACACTGCCGTCTGGCATGACCACGGTGACGGTGTATGTCTGGGTGCTGCTGAAGTTGTACGGAGCGTCCATCTTGATGTAGGCGCTGCCGGTGCCGTTCAGGTTGGCACCATAGGTGAGCATCCGCCCCCCTGTCCTCACCCCTTGATAACTGGGGTCGTGGATGGCAATCAGGTCATTGGGCAACAGGTCGGCGTGGTCGATACCGCAACGGTAGGTGACGGTTTCGTATTGAAACTTTTCAGTGTCGAGTATCCACCTGCCATGGCGGGTTGCCTGCCCCAGCTTGGTGCATCCGTAGGCCACCACGTCGGTGGGGTTCCAGCCGTAGCGACGGATGGCGTCAGGGTCCTCAACCACGGCAATGTCTTGTTCGTAGTTTTTCTCAGGGTTGTTCCAGGTGACGAGGGCGACGCTGTGGCGCACCATTTCGTCACTGCCTGAGTAGTTGAACTGGCCGTCAATGACGTTGGCGGGGGTGACCACCTTGACGGGTGTACCGGGAATGTCAGCACCAAACATCAGGGTGCCTGCGCCCCAGTAGAGCATCCCGTGGAAGATAGACACCACGGCGTTGATGACACTGATGGCCTCCTGCTGCCGGTTGATGACAGCGTTGCAGGTGTAGCGGGGCTCCAGTGTGCCGTCTGCCCCAGGGACAAGCTCGTCACAATACTTGGCAATATTGTAAAGGCTCCACTTGTCCACCTTGGTGCCGTCAAGGTACTGGCCCAGGCCCCAACGGTCGTTGGTGATAAGGGCGTAGGCCACCCAGGCGGGGTTGTCCGTCCAAGCGGTCTTGAAGGTACCGTCCCAAATGCCGGTGTACTGTCTGGTGATGGGATCATAGTTGGCAGGAACCTGAATCTGGAGGCCCTTGATCTCATAGGAGCGGTCAGGAACACTAGACCCAAACTGTTCGGCATCGACCGTGACGCCCACCACTGCCGTGTCCATATACATCATCTTGGCGTCATTGATGATGGTGTAGGTGGACCACACCAGCTTGTTGTTTAGGTACTGGCTGGTGCTATCGGGGGTCAGGCGAGTGATGCGGATGTTCCAGGGGCTACCGCCGTACTTCTTTGGAAGGGGAATCAGGTACTGTTCTTCGTAGGGGCTGGTGGTCTTCCCGTAGATGGTGACGGGTGTAGGCGCTAGGCGCTTGGCGGCAATGATGTCCCCAAACTCGGCTGTGATGGCGTAGTTGGATTCAACCTCATCCGCTACCACAAACTCCCAGATGTACTGATAGGTAACAATCCAGTTGCTCCCGTTGACGCTCTCGGTCCTGCCTGCAAAAACACCGTCAATGGCTTTTGACAGGGTGATGGGGGCACCGCCGTTGACCGTGTAGTTGGCGCTCAAGAGTAGCTGACCGGGCGGGGGGAACTGGTAGCCATTGGCGGCGGCAAACGCAGCAGAGTATTCCCGTTGCAGGAAGCGTCTTAGGGTGATACGGAACCCGCGACTGTTGTTTATAGTCAGGGTGTTGGCCGCCCCCACGTCCTGCCAGGAGTAGTTAAGGAGGGCGGGTATCCAGGGGCCGCCACTCTCCTGCACCTCAATCTGAAACGACACCCCTGTTGGGCCAGTGTCGCCTGTGGATGTGTCCAGAAACGACAGGGAGGGGATGCGCATTTTAAGGCGCACGCTGTCAGCCTCAGGGGAGACGACGGAACGCACCAACGGGCTGGGGGTGGTCACCTCAACACCCACGCTCACCTCCTGCTCAACGGCAGGGAACCCAGGCAGTGGTGTCTGGTCAGGGAGGCCCAGGCGGTAGTCTACGGTAGCCCCCCTGAAGTTAAACCCCCCCTCAGTGTTTTGGAAGGGCGTCTTGTTGAAGAACACCGATTGCAGGCCCTGAACAGGCCCTTCAATGGGGCCTTCTGACAGGACGTCGATCAGGCGAAGGACGTTTTTTGACTGTAGGCTGTTGGGGGCCTCAACGGGAGAACGCCCACCGCCCGATCCACCTGCACCCATTAGATACGCTCCGACGATAGGCCAGTGGACACGACAACAGAACCGGTCAGGTGCTGACCAAACACAAGGGGCACAGGGACACCCTGGGCACTGCTGTTGACGGCACCAGAGAACAAGAACGACTCACGTTTATCGGCGTCGTTGTTCTGGTCATAGTCACCGGCTACCTTGGAAGCCAGTAGGCCGCTGACCCCTGCTAAGGTTAACCCGATACCAGCACCAATAAACGCCCCGGCTGAGATACCCCAAATAACGTTTGTTGCAAGTGCTGTCCCTAAATTTAAAGCCGTTGTTGATCCTATGGCACCAGCTAGTGGCCCCAGGGTAAAAAATAATCCAACAGAAATCAGGGCGACCCCCAGCACAATCCCGATAATGGCCCCCACACGGCCCGACCCCTTGACCACGGGCACCAGGTGAAGCTCCTGACACTTGCCAATCGTGCAGGTGGTGTGGCCAATGTCCATCAGAAACCCGCCATGGCGTGCCCCCCGGATGAACTTGTACGCCCCCTGACGCAGCGCCTCACGAAAGCCGTCTACTTGACGCATCAGGGCGGCAATGGCCTCTCGTGGCGTGTCAATCTCCAGCGTGAAGCTGTCGCCGAACTTTTTAAGATGGCCGTGTAGGTGGATCGTAACGGTTGCCATGGCGGGTGTTTCCTTGCACTGCTGAAGCCATCATACCATGTGTGCCTGTGCTATGATGAGGAGCCTCATTGATTCTTTTGACTGCCCTACCCAGTTGCTTGCCTGGTAGGGTTTCTTTTTTAAAAAATGTTATGCTTTCCCTTGTGCAAGTTACATTGATGCAAGGGAGTTACCATGCAACAGAATATTATCCGGGTGTACTCGGATGCGTCGTATCACGATGACAACCGTGGCTACGGGTTTGGTGCTGTCATCATTCAAGAAAGTGTGCTTCGTCAGTTTGGGGTGTTTGGGGTGTCTCAAAAACATGAGCCGTGCAGCGCGATGTGGGAGTTTCGCGCCATTCAGCACGCCCTGACCCGTGTACGTCGTGGGTCTAACGCTCCTGTCCACATCTTCACCGACTGCAAACAGGTGGTGGTGAGGGACCACTACCATGCTGAACTATGCAGCCTGTTCCCCTGGCTGAACATTGAGCGGATCATCCACCGATCTGACCACGCCTGCGGCCACATGATGACCTGTCACATGATCGCCAATAAAGTGAGGAAATACCGGGTGACGCACTACCGGCAGGTGTTGTTACCACACACCGCATAATCGTCTATCTGGATGATGTAGAACCGGCCAACCAGGCCGATAATAACAGCATGAGTGCAAGTTGAGTGTGGGACATTCCGGGGGCATTGGGAAGAGCTTGCCCCCACCCTTTTTTATAGGAGACACATCATGCTGTTTACCGTTTTAATCCGTTTCATTGCTGGTCTGTTGATTGTTTCCCCCGTGCTTGCCCTGCGTGGGCACGCTGTAACGTTGCAGGCTGGAGTAAGCAAACAGGCCGCCCCTCCTGCTACTGTTCAGTATGTTTATGCGTGCAGTTTGTCGCCTGTGGGCACTGAGACCCCCTGCATCAAGGGCTATCCTAAATGGGTTTTGGATCACGGTGGCCAAATACGAGGGCGGCACGTTTTTAAAACCAAATAGCAAACAGGCCCCTGGTGTGTAGACCAGGGGTTTTCAAAACAAAACCCGCCATGGCAGGTGCCGTGACGGGTCGGAGAACGGAGGGTAGGAAACCTAGGAGATCGCGCCAGAGAAGAGCACGCCCATCGTGGGGTTGATGACCTTGTACAGGAAAGCAGCCTCACCGTAGAACACTCTCGATCCACCAGCACCAACGTGGGGGTCAGGATGTTGGCGAATACGGAAAGGTACAGCACCCACGGTACGGCCACCCAGGGTCATGGACTGACCGGGTACGAACCCAGACCAGGCAAACATGTACGCAGCAGAGGGCGTCATGATGCCGGGGGAATCAGGGAAGTACGCCAGCAGAGCATTACCTGCACCGATGAAGGCGTTGGAATCGGCAGCGCCTTCTTTGGCGGTGTTCTGGACCGCACCAACGACGATGACCTCATCAAGACCAAAGTGGGCAGCCAGGGTTTCAGGCAGCACCTTTTTGGTCACGGTTCCAGACCCAGGAGTGGTCATGATTTTGGCGTTAATGGAGGCATTTTCCGTCAGGGCGGTAAACACATCCTGCGCCACGATCAGCTTGTTGGGCTTCTGGCCACCGCTACGGATCGTCGCCACGTTGATGGCGTTCTTAATGTCCAGCGAGGGGTTGGACGTGGGAACATCCCAACGCAGGAACTCGCTGGCACTGGGAGTACCAGAGGCAACACCCGTGTAGTTGGTGGACCAGGGGGAGGAGGCAGGCTTCAGCAGCGTGGAGGCAAACGCATTTTCCATTGTCAGCTTGGCACGCAGGGTCAGCACGTCGGTGGCCACACCTTCTAGGTTGGTGATGCCAGCACCGACAGCGGCAGCAAGCTCGGCTTCAGAAAAGCCCTTGCGCTCACCTACAACCGGAATCTGGTAGTTATCGGTTGAGTGGGTGAACCCGACTTCAGGATAACGACCATCAGGGCCGATGGGCTGCATGGTGCCCTGCCGGATGATGTTATTGGTAGGCCAGGTGTAGTACAGACCCGTGATGCTTTGGACAGGCACGATAGGGGCGGCACTCAACGCACCAAACATCGTGTCGCTTTGCATGTTGGCGATAGAGATGCTGGTAAGAATAGGGTCGTAAAGGGGTTGGTAAACGTTAGGTTGCGGCATGGTAGTAAACCTCGGTGATTATTACGCCAGGACAGGGCCGGTAAAGATTTGAGCCGTGATAAGCTGTCCGTCAGCAGTGGCGGCTTCAAGCGCTCGGCCATTCACGGTGTTGCCACTGGCAGCAGTGACAGCTTTACCATCGTTGGTCGTGGTAATGAGGGCACCTTGGGCAATGGCAGCAGACGCCACAACCTTGGTGATGCCGGTCAGTACGACGTCAGCAGCAGCCCCAGACTTGGGGTTGTTGTGCAACACACCAAGGGCACGCTCACCAGCGGCGTTGCAACGGGTAACGTTACCGGAGGAAAACTCAACAAACCGAAACTGGGCGGCGCTCAGGTCAGCACCAGCTAGGTAGGTATCAATCAGGAGGGGTTCTTTGATGTAGGCCATCATGGGAGGAGGTCACCTTGCACTTGGGGAGGATACTTGTTTAGAGCTGGCCCATGGCCTTGAGTTGTTGCTGATAGAGCGCTTGGCCCTTGTCAGTGGCCAAGAACATACCCTGCGTCAAGGCGGGGTTGTCTTTCTTGGCCTTCTCAAACTCTTGTTGGAAAGTCGCGGCAGCCTTCTGAACGGTGACGGCGGTGCCTTCGTCATCAGACACGGCACTGGTGCCCACCTCACCCATCAGGTTGGTGGCGGCCTTCTGGGCAGACTTCAGCAGGTTAAGCTGATACTCACGGGTCTGCTCGTCCATCTGGTTGAGCGACTTGACCAGGGCGATCTTCTGCTCTTCAGTACCGGGCAGGTTGGGAAGCTCTTTACCGACAAACAGCAGGGCTTCAGCGTTGGCCTGCTTTTCCAGAATGGTTTCAAGCGTCTTGGCCTGCTTTTCAATCACGGCTTGCTGTTCAGCCACGGTGGCATCCACCCGGTCAAACACTTTTTTCAGCAGAGGGTTGTCACCCAGGGCCTTCTCAATTTCCTTGGCCTCGTCGGTGGGCTCAGCAGGTTTCTTGGCGGCTTTCTCAAGCTCGGCCACCTTGGCGGCGGCTTCATCACGCTGCTTTTCCACTTCAGCCAGACGGGTTTCAGCTTCAGCAATGGCCTTGGCCTGTTCTTCCTGAGCCTTGGCTTGCTTTTCAACGGTGGCTTCAAGTTGTTTTACTTTGTCTTCCAGGTTCATCGTTTCAGGCTCCATTGCCTTGGCTAGGGTGATAACACTTTCAGGATTGGCGGGACGGTCCACGACGGAGACCTCTCGCACCCACATACTTTTAACCTTGCGCTTCTTACCGTTCACGGTGGCCAGGGGCTTCCCGTCAGCAGACTTGGCGATCTTCATCGTCTCTTCGTACTCGTCGAGTTCAAGGGTCACGCAGGCCCCAATTGAGAACCCGGTGAAGCGGCCCGTCTTAACGTCGTTCCACATGGTCGGGTCCCAGATTTTGGCCTTGATGAACCAGCCACGGCGGGGGTCGCCAATCTGCAACACTTTGGCCGTGGCATCATCCACAATGAGGCTTTCGACGATCTCGCCCTTGATGGCAATCTCGCCATCCTCGTTTTTGATGTGCTGCTCACCCAGGGCACGACCAGGCCAACAGGTGTTGGTCATGAAGTTATGGGCGGCCTCTTCCATGAGCTCGATGGGGAAATGGTCGCCGTCCAGATCGTAGTAATCCTCGTCATCTACTTTCGACACGTTGGCCCAGCCGCAGACGATCTGTTGCTCGTCGTCGGTCAGGTTGAGGTCAAACGGTAGGGAGAGGGTGTAGTTGAGGGTGTCCACTGTGACTATCCTTGCACTGATGCTTGCAAGATATCACAGGTGTTTGTATTTGTGTGTGTTTTGGTGGAAAAACTTTTTGTTTGTCAATCGGGTAGGTGGAGGATGTTTTGTGATTGATAGGGGGTGGGGCTATCGATCATGAAGAAGCCCCCAGCTTGTGACCGGGGGCTTTGGAGCGTTGTCTGTTAAGGCTAGGCTATAGACAGGGCATTTTTGTTGATGCGGCCCATGATGTACTTGTCTACGGTGGGGCGGCCTCGGCCTTTTTTCCCAACATAGGGGACCATCATCATGACAATATCTTCAGCCACCATGATGTCAAGTCTCAGCTTGATGTCGTCAGCCTTGACGTTGAGCTTGCGTGACAGGTCTTTCACACTTAACGGCTTTTCAGCACGCTTGAAGGTTTCTATCAGCAGGTTTTCAAGGGTGATGGCGTTAAGTTCCATAGGCCCAGACTTCTTAGGCTGTTTGGGCTTGCGTTTGCTTTGGTTAATCGCCTCAATAATGCCAGTGACAAGGGCGGTAATCTGCTCAGTGTTGCCGTTGATGATCGGGTCAACGTGGTAGCCGCCAGTTTTGCGGATGGAGGGCAACACTTCAGACGTAACCCATTTCTTGAACGCCTTAGCCTCAGGCTTGCGGCTGGTGAAGATAACGGAGTACAAACCAGACTCGTTGATGATGATCTGGTTTGGGTTGCCTGGAGTACCGTCGGTAATACCGACGGTATTCTTTTCGTCATCGTCTAAGCGGCTAGCTGCGTCCCTTGGGTTAGCAATCGCCAACACCCGGCACACGTCGGCAAGCACAAACCAAGGGGCTCCATCCTGGTCTTTGAAGACACGGACAGGCTTTTCGTTAAAATCGAAGCCAAAGGGGATGACAGGAAGGGTGTTCATGGGGTAATGTCCTAATAGAAACTACTTTTAAGCCCGGCCACTAACCGGGCTTTTCTTTTTAAAGCACACAGACGTGTGCTAGTCAACATGACAGGGCACACCTAAAACCTCACTGGCCTCAAAATTGAGGAGAGTAACAGGCTCTTTAAAGGAATACCGTCACTAATAATGACGGTATTATCTAAGGGTGTAATCAACCAGCGCAAAATTGCACCCGTTGAAATACTGACTACACTTCAGCCTCCTGAGAGAATACCCTAACTAATAGTTAGGGTATTCCTTCGACCGTCGGTATTAGCGACGGTCAAAAAGGGTGTCCATACTATAGACACCCTCGGTGGAAATAATCACTGAGCTCAATTTTGAGCTTAGTAAAGTCATGACTACACTTAAGCCACCTGAAAACATGGCGTCGATAATACCGACACCATAAGACAACCGCCCCCAGGGCGAACGAGATAGCCTCATTCCATTAGGGGGCGGTTGCAGCCTGGTCGGCCAGATTTAGGGTTGGGATTGGGAGGAAACCCACCCGGGGCGATCCTACTACTGGGTTAAGCCCAGGGCCAGATCACCTATCTATCCTAGCAGGTCTACAGGCGATTGAACAGGCACCAGGCCCACACGGTCATAGGACGGCACACACACAGGCACACACTTGCCACGGCTACAGTCAATCAGGGGCGTCATGTCCTTAGGGCAGGCATCGGCCAATCCAGCAAACAGACACATCACCGTGGCAATACTCAACGCCACACGCTGCCAGGTGCTGCTCAGGGTCATGATGAAGTACCCGGCAATGGCAATCAGGCCAGCCTTGTACAGCACAATCACCCAGGGGGCAGCAGCAACATCAGCAGGGGACACAGCAGACAGGGAAACGGCTTCAGCGATCATAATGCACTTCCTTATAAGTCGAGGGACGGTCAGGCGATTGTTTGCCTGCCTGGTTATAGTATCGACCAGTTAGTTAACCTGTGCATGTGCTAAAGGCTTAAATCCACTGTTTGTAGTAGTTTAAGCTAAAGAAACTATAAGAAAATAATAACAACATAGTAAATAAATATAATAAAATTACTCTATATATAGAGCCCCCAAAACAAATATAACCCTCTCCCTGACTAGAGTTTTTATTTTTTCTTTTTTTATTTTTCTCAGGACCCCCTCTGGTTTTTTCTTACACTCAATAGTATGAGCAATCTATTGCTCGTAAGAAAAAGGGGAATGATGTCCGGAGAAAAAAAGAGTTAATCATTTTTTGGCTTCTATCGCTTTCACTGTCTGGGTTATAAACATTTTGGAAGTCCTGAGGTAAAGTAAGGTTAAAAAAATTTATTCCCTTAAACCACGAAACCCCAGCGCATGGCCGGGGCTTCGTTCTGGGGTTGTCTGGTTACATTAGCACATGTTGCATCATTTGGGAACATACGACATGAGCGCGTTTAGATTGGCATGGTAATACTTGGCCAGTGTGACGGCGTTCTTAATAGCATTGCTATGGATGATGGTAGCTTGAGGGTCATGCGCCAGTGTGAGGACCGCAGCAAGCCTCAACGTGTTTTCTTTAAGGCGCTCAAGGCAGAAGTCATATAGACCAGGCTCCTCATTGTCACACTTGAATGGGCTAAACATGTTGCCCTTTGTCCCTAAGACGCATTCCCACTTGTAGGTGGCGTTTTCGCTCATGCCCAGAATACGGTAGTTGTGCTCCTGTTGATCCAAGTCAGGACGGGTAGAAATAAGCCCCTTGACGATGTTGTAAAACTCTTTCATTAGGGCAAAATCTTGACGTTCTGCACTGGCGAGCAATTGGTTGGGGTTCTCTCCCCAGTGGTTATGGCGGGTTTTTTCCATAAACTCGCCTGGGTTGGTAAGCGTGTGAAGCATATAAGGATCGGCCTTGTTAATTTGCGAGCGCACAAGGTGTAGGCTTATCCGGTGGGTGTCATCATCCAGGAGGTTGGGGACCTCTGAATCAAAATCGAAGTAGTTAATCGACAGGCCGTTGTGGTCAAACAAGCCAATTGACTGTGCCCTGTCTCTGAATTGGGCATAAAGCGTTTTTTTAAAAGGGGGCTCTACATCCTGGGGGCTGAACGTTATGAAATAGAAATGAGGCTTAACAGGCACATGGGACAGCCGTTGCTTAACACCCGCCGGTAGTGAGTCATAATACCTGTAATCATTGGTAAGCTCTTTATGCCTTTCTTGTAGGTGCTCTTCGTAATCACTAAACGCCTCTGTGATTGTTTCGTAGCAGCGAGTTCTGCCACTCCCCATAGGGCACTGTGTCAGGAAGCCTAGTGAGATACCACGCTCGCCCCGGTCCTCTGTGTAAATGTTGGCAATATGTTGTGTGCTGACGGCTAATGTGGAAAGCATCCAGGCGGCCACAACGCTTATCGGCTGATAGAGGTAGGCTGAAAATGCTAGGGCGTGATAAGAGAACGCGCCCAGTGCGTTGACTGGGTACGGGATAGAGTGAATTGTCATGAAGCACCTTCCTATGAATACATCCAACCGCCCAGCTTGCCTTCAACCCTGAACATGGTGCGCTGGGTGACACCTGACAGGAAGTCAATGATTCCCACATGATTCTTGTTGCTGCTGGCATACCACGCCTCGTTGTAAGGCGTGCCCAGGTGTGTGGTGGCCTTGTTTCTGATGACCAGGAGGGACTTTCTGCCGTCGATCATCAGGAACTTGGAGAGTTGGCCCTGATCCCGTATGTTCCTAAAAATCAGGCGCTCATCCTGGGTGATGTCACGGTACACCGTTGGAAACGACATGAGGCTGCCAGGGATGTTGTATATGCGCTCGTCCACCTCGTCCATCATGCGGGAAATGCTTTCATAGCCTGCCAGCAACGTTTTCTCATCTGCTGATAGCTCACCGTAGCCCTGTTTGTCCCAAAGCTCGTCTAAACGGGTAAGCACTTTGACATGCATGGCGATCACGGTGTCACGGTCAAGCTGGGTCTTTTGTTCCAGCATGGCCACGAACCCCTCATGGATTTGATGCACCATCATGTGCTCACCCGCCATGGCGGGTATAGGGTTAAGCATCACACTCGATGACCTCCGCCAGCTTGGTGAGTTGATACTTGGCCACACCGGGTCGCCCACGCCCTGAAGGCTGTGCGGGTGGCACCTCAACCACCTTGCCGCTGTAAAGCCATTCTTGAATCATTAGATCAACCTTATCCTCTGACAGGCCCGTTTTGCGAACCAAGTCTTTGATGCTCATCGGACGATCCACCGCCTTCATCTGCCGTAGAATCTTAGGCTCGGCTAGGTCGTCACTGTTTTGTTTTTGGGCGAGAATCCAGGCGGACTTGGCCTGCTCTTTGTGGATCATGACCATCTTGACGGCACCCTTCACCGTTTTGATGTCGATATCATAAGGGGGGATGGCAGACTCCACCCTGCCGCTGTAGTGACGTGCCAAGTGATTCAGCACATGCATGACACCCGCCACCTTGGCCACCTGCATTTCTGTTTTTTTGAGCAGGTTCTGAACCGTGATGCTGTTGGCCTCGCCTATTTCATAATTCATCTTGGCGCGGACCTGTTGCTTAACGTAGTTATATGACTCTTTGGTGTAGCGGTAGTGAAACGAACCATCAGGCCCGTCTTGTGGGTTCTTGTGCCCTAGCCGTGGGGTGTCTTCTGCCAGCATGTAGTTGTAAATCTTGTACAGCAGGTCGTTGGCCTTGGGTTTCTCGTCTTCGTAGTCATCATCAGCACGGGGCAGGGGCGGGGGCATACACACCAGGAAGCGAGCATAAAAGCCCTCGTGGTCCTCATTGCCCACCAGCTTCTTTATAAGCTCCATGGTTTCCACCGGCTGACCCGCCAGGGCAAGAGAAACCTTCAGGCGGCCACTGTCCCTGATCTCCTCCTCACTGGCACGCTGTGAACGAAACTCTGTACCGTCCCACCAGATAACCCAGTAGCTCTTGGCTAAACCTGCCCCGTTCTTACTGTAGGCCCCAAGGCCCAGAAAGAAGTTCTTGGCCTCGTCATTCTTGAGCAGGTAGCCCCAGCGGCCATTATGGCGCTTCAACTTGGCAATACTCTCAGGGGTGGCGTCGTTAACCCAGCAGACTGGCTCAACCGGCTTTTCCATCAGGTTGTCAGGGTCAATGTCTGCCTGCTGATAGTAACTCTTTAAAATCCCCTCGTAGCTCCCCCCAAAGTCTAATTCTTTTTTTGACGACGCCTCTTTGATGCGACGAAACACGGCGTTTGCAGCGGATGTGAGGGCTGACACTTCCTGCTGCTGCTTTTTGAATGCCGCCACCTTGCGCTTATGGGATTCCTTCAGTCTGCTTTCAACCAGACGCAAGGGCATAGTTAACAGTCGGTCAGTGGGAGACTTCCCTGATCCGCTTTCAATCAGGATCAAGGAATACAGGTTGCAGGTAACATTGAAGTCGTTGAGCTTGCAGCGAACCTCAGTATCCCCCATCAGGGATGCCACAATGGTGAGCAGGGTGGTGGCAATACAGAATGCGGGGAATGAGCGTTTTTTCTCCGCATCCAGCAAAATGTCTTGAATGGCTGGATCAAACGCATCAATCCAGGCGTGTGATTGAATCTCCTGCCAAGACCGTGTGATGTCCCCACTCTGCGTGTTGTCTTCATCGTACTCGTCCACAACAGCATTCATGAAGTTATCAATACGCCGATTCAGGTCAATGATGTTGTCATCGTGCGCGATGCTGTTTTTTGGCGTAACGGTCATAAGGCGTAGGCTTTCGTCAATTCTCGGTTTGCACTTTTTTGTGTTCTGCTGTATTGTATATCATAATTACAGTGTTACGCAATACCGTAAAGACAAAGAAGGACTCCCTTGTATGCGCCCGATCTCCATCCGTCTATCGAACAAAGAAAAAGAGCACCTTGACCAATACTGCGCTGAAATTGAAATGTCCCTTAGTGACGTGATCCGTGAAATGGTGCGTAATCTGAAGGTGAAAGGAAAGTCACTAGAGACTCCTGCATTATCGGCTTCAAGTTGCGAACCCTGCACCCACCAGGCGGAAAATCGTCTGGCTGGATGATCCCATCTTACACTATTTGCAACGCTGCACCGTGACGTGCCAACACCTTGGCGTAGTCGTCACGGTTTTTCAGTACATGGGAACGGTACTTCTTCACGCCTACAACAGGCTCCTTTGTCAGCGGCTTCTTGGGTAGCTTCGTGCGGTCGTTAATCAGTTGCTTGACGTCGGCACTCAACTCGTAGGGCACATACGTCTGAAACAGGTTCTTGACCTCGTTGGACTCCGATACTCCAATCTTTTCAAAGATGTTGGTCACCACCTTGTGCCAGGCCCAACCGTCTTTGTAGTTCTTCTGGGCGGCGTGCTGTAGCAGCTTGATGTACTGCTCGAAAATGAACGTGGGGGGAAGGCGCTTGAGGAAGTCAGGCAGGGGCTCATCAGGCAGGCGAAAGGGGACGTGAATCATCTCCGCCTGTATCTCCTGGTAGACAATCTCGGTACTGGTCACCCTGGGGCGTTGGAACGGGCACAACTCGCCTTTCTCGCAGTAGCGCCCTGCCTGTTTGATCTCGTCGTCAAACCCGCACGAGAACATCACACCGTCCTCACTGATGCGCTTGTGCTCATGGCACACACGTCGTGTGTCGACGTACTCCTCTTTCACCTCATAGGTGCCATCAAGCCCCCACTTGGCTTTTGCCAACACGTTGCCGTGCTGATCTACCAAACCGGCATGATCGGCGATGATGCAGTCCACCTTACCGCTTTCAGGGTGTAGCCGTAGCCCACGCCCTGCCTGCTGGTGGTACAGCGCCAGTGACAGGGTGGGCCGTGCCAAGGCGACATACGAGATAGACGGTTCGTCAAACCCCTCACATAGAACGCTACAGTTAAGGACCATGCGCGTCTCCCCCGTCTTGAGCCGATGCAGCACCCCACGTCGGTCATCACTGGCAAGCTCGCCACTGATCCACTCAGCAGGCACACCGGCACGGTTGAACTCATCAGTAAGGCTCTTGGCATGGGCAACAGAGGGTGAGAAGACTAGGCCCTTGCGTCCCTGTCCCATCTCCAGGTACGTCTTAACGATGTTACCGATAAGCTCCTTTGTGTTTGTGCGCTCTTCCACTTCCTTTTTGCTGTAGTCGCCACCCCCCTTCTTTGATCCTGTCATATCCGGGGAGAGGCACTGGATTGTTTCAGGCATGACTAGGCCCTGTGTCCATCCTGATTCTCTGCCAATCTGGACCATCTCATACAGTTGAGGGCCTTCGACCATCACCTCACACACGTCGTCAAACCCCTTGCCGTCTAGACGAATGGGGGTGGCGGTGACGAACAGAAACAGCACGTTGGGGTTTATCTGCCGGATGTACTCGAGATACATCATGTAGCTGTCGGCCTTAGCTAGGTGGGCCTCGTCCACCACGACCATATCAGGCACCCAGCGCCCCCAGATGTGCTGTCGTTTGCGCAGCGTCTGCACCATGCTGGCCTGTACAGGCAGGTGGTGAAGCGTCAGGGGGAATCCAGCGGCAATCATCCCGTAGGCAAGGCGTAGCTCATTGAGCTTGCGCCCGCACTGTTCCAGTAGCTCCCCACGGTGAGCCAGAATGTTGACCCGGCAGGCCCGCCCAAAAGCTTTTTGGAAGCGTTCGGTCATCACTCGGATGATGTGGCAGAAGACGACCGTCTTACCGTAGCCGGTAGGGGCACGCAGCAGAACAGACTTCTTACCATCCTGGTAGTGGCTGAAAATCTCTTTAACGTTTTCTTCCTGGTAGGGCCGTAGCTGAATCATTGGCACGTCCCCCCGCCTTTAATGATCGTCAGAAGGTGGCCGCCCTGCATCTGTTGGATGGCGTCTAATTTAAAGTTGAGGCCATCACGATGCTCCGTTAGGTAGCGCCCTTCCTCCACGTTTTCATACAGCAAATCTACAATGGCGTGCCGCTCGTTGCTCACCGTGTCCAGGAAATACCCTTTGTCTGTCACCATGGCCCGCTCATACGCAACGATGGCCGCCTCTTCAGGACACAGCCTGCCAACCTGGTCAGCCACAATCATGATGCGGTTTCTGTCATCAAGCGTCTGCTTTATGTTGAACGCCTTGCAGTCAATCCGGTAGTCTCGTTTATTTGGTTTGACAAACACCCGCCCCCCAGCGTTCACGATCTTGGTGAGCATCACCTGGGCCAGGTGGTAGCGGTTAACTCCACCTGTCTGGTATTGGTGTTGAATATCACCCGTTTCGTCCACCTGCACGGTCTTGTCCACACCCGCCATGGCAGGTTCTTGCTCAGGCTCAGTGACCACCTTAAGGGCGGTCATTTTGTTAATCAGGCGTCTAATCAGGTCCATGGGGGTGTCATCCTTGCACTTAAAGAAACGGCGCGTAGCGTGAACCACGCGCCTTGCTGGTTTACCACAATAAAAAACTAGGAGACAGGCACGCCAAACAGGGTGTTGCTGAACTCATCCGGCTCGCTGTCCTGTGTCACAGGCACAGGGGCGTGGGCTGCCGCAAACTGATCCAGCGGGGCCGTCGCACCTGCCATGGCGGGTTGCTGTTGTTCCTGGGGGTTGGGGAGGGCCTGGGCTTGTTCCATGGTTTTGGGCACCACATAGGGCTCCTCAATGGAACTGTTGACCATGATTTCCTTGATCTCGTTAGGAACAATCCCTTCGTAGTAGCGCAGGGCTTGTTTCAGGACGGTCTTGTAGGCCATCTGGTCATAGTGCTTGCTCCAAAACTCCCCCCCCTTGCGAGCGTACTTGTCACGCCATGCGTCCACGTCCTCTTTAGGCATGTACTCAATGGTTGCGGGGCAGTCTTTCAGCTTGATGACGGCGTAGTACCCATACGCAGGGCCACGAGACTTGGCAAATGAGGGTGTGTGCCCCTTCAACCAACCAGACGGCGTGCTTTCAAAATCCGTCACATCAAACTTGTCGTTCTCACATACCTTCTGAACGGTGATGATCTCCACTTTGTCACTACGGCGCAGGATGGCCACGTCAGCACGGTAGCCAGTCTGCAACGTGAGCTTCTGGCCGTAGGGAATCAGGTAGATGTATCCGTGGACAGGGCTTGGAGACACGCCAAGGGAAATGATGCTACGAAGGGCGTCCACCTGGCTTGTCTTGCTGCACTCAAACAGCTTTTTAGGATCAGCCTGTTGGCACATGTTGGCATACATCTCAAGGAGGATGGTTTCTAGGGACGAAGGGTCACCCCCCGCTTGGTTAACCAACCCTGACCAGAGGGCAGTCTTTTGAAGGTATTCCTTAAACTCAACCGGCCATGGCTGGCGAACTGCTGGCGTATCAAAAACTGTCTTAGTCTCCATCATGAATTTCCTTTCTTTCGCGAACAGTAAACAGACGGTATCTAGTCCCCTTTACTTCGTGGGGCTCTTTCACGATTTCCTTAAACGTACAGATATACTTGCTAGTCACCATGGTCTCGTTCTCAGCCATGATGGCCTTTAAGTGATTTTGAACTATCTGAAAATCAGTCTCGGCGCACTTTCTGGCCTGCTTTGCCTCCATTAATTTTACCATTAACGTCTCCACCTCGGCATCCCCTTCACGGTGGATGCACTGGCCGTTAGGCCGCCACATGCGGTTGATAACGTCGGTGGCCTGGTAGTCGATATCTGGGGCCTTGTCAGCATCAAAATCGGTCCAGAATTGAACCACCCGCTGCTCAATCACATCAATCGTTGGCTGGTGGCGCTCGTAAACAAACGTCTTGGGCTCGTTACCGCCCACAAGAACACCGATAGCCCCCTTGTCGAGCCCAGTACAGGCAAGCTGGTGCTGAAGCTGCAACAAGTAGTAGATGGGTGGCCGTTCGTTGCCGTCGTCGTCAATCCAGGAACGCTTGTAGGCAATTGCGTCCACGTTCTTGATCTCCAGAACGCCACCTGTCGGGAAGTCGTCGCACTGGTCCGGGTCGATGTAGAAGTCACACTTGGCCGCCATCCGTTTGACACGGGGGTGATAGTCTGTGCCCTCAGGCTTGCGGATAGGCCAGCGGTTGATATCGGCGATCCATTGGCCGATAGCCCCCTCAAGGCGTGTGCCTGCCTCAGTGCGGTTGTTGCCTGCATCGGTCTCAATGTTGCCCTTCTTCTCGTGGTAAAGGGTAAACGTGCCCTTCCACGGGTAGAGCCCAAAAAGCACGGCCACATCTGACCCGCCAATATACCCTTGGCGCTCAGTGTGAAACTCACTACTCGTCGCCACGGTAGACCTCCACAAGCTCATCAATGATCTGACCAGGTGTCTTTTTTGTCAGCTTCTGCTGCTGCTTCAGCCAGTCACGGGTCTCAGGGAGGATGCTGGTATTAGGCACAGGCACACGTCCAAGTGAAGGCCGTCCCCCCTTACCGCGAAACTCCAGCACGTTGGTGGCCGCCTTTCGTACCGCCTCAACAGCCCACGGTGACACATAGTCAACAGGCAGGCCGTTAACATCTGACACAATGGCCTCAAGCGTCTCGTTGCTGTCGGCCATCATCAGCTTCTTTAATCCCTGGTAGCCCAGTCTGGACAAGTCCAGGTAATGATTGGTTTTTTGGTTCATTTGTGTACTCCAGTAACAGGAGTGGCCCTTAGGCCACCCCTCGCTCGTAACGCTCACCAAAGACCATGCGGGTCTGGTAGTCGGTGTACTCCACCTCCTGCCAGGTGAGGATGGTGTCGATATAATCCGACAGCCAGTATTCGCCCACGTTATCGGCCTCGTTTTCGATCATGGCCTCAACAACGTGGGGAGGGACGCCCTTGCCAATCAGGTGTTGGGCGACCTGGTGGGCATCTAACTCAAGCTCGTATTCTACTTCCACGTCAGCCCAGGTGGGCTCATCGTACAGGCCACGGGGGCACTCTTCGTTGGAGGAGTAAAAGAAAGTGATCGTTTGGGTGGTAAACAACATGGGTGTAATCTCCGGCTGTCTGCTAACAACATGATTATCGTATCGCACCCTGTGCCCATAGTCAATAGATTGCACATAAAAATATCCCCCATCCGTAGGACAGGGGAGAGTAGCGGTATGAACAAACCTAGTTAAAACGGATAATCAACAGCAGACGGCTGAACCTCAACAGACTGGGCTTGAACCCAGTTTTGAGGGCCGATGTTGGAGGCGTTAACGTGGGGGCCTTCGCTTGGGATGTCACGCAGGCACCACGCAGCCGCCAGCCACAGAAGGGCAGCGGGGATAAAATAACGCTTCTTCACGCCTGCCCCTCCAGTGCTTTAAGGCGCTTAATCTCTTTCACCACATCCGCAACAGTCACAAAGGGCCGTTCTTCCCATCCAAGGGCCTCAAGAATGGCCTCCATGTTGCTGACATGCTCCCCTTGGAAATCACGCAGCACCTTGTTTACTTCGTCCACCTTGGCGATGTAGCACAGGATGGATGCATTCAGAATGCCGTTGTTCATCAGCTTGCCCTTTCTAAGATGAAGTCACAAAATCCCTCAGCCCGTAGCTGGCCAATCAGCGCATCAAACTTTTCGGCCATCTCCAGGGCAAGCGGTGCATACCCGCCATGGCGTAGCGTCTCAACAAACGCCCTAAAATCCATGGCGGCATCTTCAGCACGTTGATAATCCTGATCGTGAACGGCATCCACGAAACTTTTCAGGATACGTCCATATTTTTCAACGTGGCGCTTCAGCACCTTGTCTTTGATGGTGGAGTAGGCGTCCATTAGGCTACCTCCTGTTGGGCATGCATGGCCACCACCCACTCCCAACGAAAACCATTGAACAGGCTACCCATCACGGAGTATCCCAAGGAAACATCCGCCAGCTCGACCACATCACCCGTCACCACGTTGGTGACCTTGGCACCCTGGCTGGTCTTGTTCAGGCGGTACAGGAACACCACATCACCGTTCTCGTAACGGTAGATGGTGTTGTAAACGTTATGAACGCCGTAGAAGTTTTCGTGCTGAAAACCTAGGGCGTACTGAATAAACGATTCACCCTTAATTTCTACGGCGTTGGCATCTAGGATCGCTGTAAACATAACGGGGTTCCTTTCGGTTGTCTGCTACACTTATCAGTGTAGTCGACTATGTGCCCCGTGTCAATAGATTGAGCATGAAAATATCATACGGAGGGAGGAGGCTAGAACGGCGTGGCGTTCAAAATGCCACCAGGCCGCATCTGATTCATCAACTCCTCTTGAATGGTCACCCGTAGACTGTCCTGCACCGACTTGCCAATCTGTGCCGCCAGTTGCCCACTGTTGGTGTCGCCCTGCCCACTGCTTTGAATATTGATCGTGATAGGGGCGTTAAGCACAACGTTTCCGCCACCACCAAACGCCTGCACACCTAGCGCCCCGTTACGGCCACGCACCAACGGCATGATGGCTTCAGGGCCAGCTTCCCCCATCATCCCCAACCCGTCACGGGTTCCAAACAGGGTAGTACCGTTCACCACACCGCCCTTAGCAAACCGCTTGACGCCCCCACTGTAGACGCCCCCTAAGGCGTTGCCAGCGGGTGAGCTTGTGCCAATGCCGAAAATCTTCCCGATCCATGAGCCTGCCTTGCCGCCCCCCTTCACAAACCCAGTCAGGGCTTGCAGGGCAAACACCTTGATTAACTCCGTTGCGATAGCACGCAGCAGGCCGATCATGGCCGTCTTGGCGTTGCTGGCCCCAGTCACCATGTCCATGAACGTCTGTCCAATGGTGGACTTGAGCCCTTGGAACAGTTGCTGCATTGACGTCAGCTTGTTGCCTACGGTCGTCAGGCTGTTTTCAACGTCCACCCGTGCCCGCTGCTCAATCTGACCCTGAAACTGATCCGGGTTCAGCCCCATTTCCTGAAACTGTTTGCGGTACTCTAACACCCGCTGTTGAATGGCAAGCCAACGTTCAGCCTCGTACTGGCCTAGCTCGCGCTCCTTTTGCTTGGCCTGCTCTTTCAACGACAGTAGCTCACGCTGGTAAGCGGTTTCACGTTCAAAGTTGGCCGCAAACCTACTGGCGTTTGTTACACTTGTTCCCGTCGCGCCGTCCTGTGCGTCTTTAACCGCCTGCTTAACCCGTGGGTCATCAGCAGACAAGCCCAACACCCCTGCCGCCTTTTCAATGCTCAGGCGTAGCTTCTCACGCTCAACATACAGGGCCGCCGCCGCATCCCCTTGTTGCTTCATGATCTCAATGGATTTAGCATCAATGGCCAGCAGAGCAGACTTCTCTTGAGCCTCTTCCCGTAGCTTTTGTAAAAAATCGTTCTGATCCTTGCCACGTTCAGCCAGAACCATAGCAGGGCCTTGGCTTTTGAGTTGTGCCTCTTGGGCCTTAATCTTGTTGAGTAGTTCACGAGTCGCCGCAATGTTGGCGCTGCCCTTCACACCACCCTTCGTCGTGGCGTTCTTGCCAATGGCCTGCTGTAGCTTGCGCTCCAGGTCAATCCGCTTCTGTGCCAGTTCCTTGGCCTTCTGGTTATACTCGTTCAGTATCTCCTGTTCAGCCTTCCACCGCTTGGCACCCTCCAGGCCCAGCGTGCCCAGTTGCTTGGTGTAATCCACAATCGACTTCAGCTTGTCTTCATTCTTCTCAAGCGCAAGCGCCGTGTCATTGTACAGGTTGCGTGCGCTTTCAAACACACCCGCCGTGGCGTCGGATGCCTTAGGGCCTTTCTTTGCCTTACCCCCACCAGCCCCAGTCGCTCCACCCTTGCCAGGAATCGACAGGCCAAACGGGGATTGTTTTGTCATGCTGACAGCCAGGCCAACAATCTCATTGTTTACAGCACCAAACGCTGCCTGCCCGCGTCTCCTAAATGCCCCAGGGGCAAACGGAACTTTGTCAAATTTTGCCCCTGTAAGGTTCATGCCAAGAAAATCTTGAGCGCCCTTGGGTAGTTTCCTGGCAAGGTTTAGCAGCTGATTGCCTGCATAGTTGACAAACCTTGCGACTGCATTAGCGGCCATCATCATGCCATTTTGGAAGGCATCAGCAATACTGTATCCCACCGCCTCAGCAATCCTGGGAAGTTTCTGCATGGCAGCAGCAATAACAGTAACCATGCTCACGTTATTCTGCGCCAGGGCCTTGTTGTTCTTCATCCAGGTCTGGAAAGCGTCCATAAGGTAGCCGGTTATCTGGCTAGCAAGGGCTCCTACGGCAAGTGCTGCTGCCCCAATGCTTACCACCAATCCTGCCAGTGCAGGATTAAATACCCCTGTTAAAAGAGCAGTAAGCACCGTGACAGTGGCCGTAAAACCAACGATTCCAGCCGCAACTTGTGCTACGGCGCTAACGGTCTGATCAATGTTTTGAGCCATCCATAACAGGCCATCAGACACCGCCTTGATTGATTGTGCAAATGCCTGTGAAATGCCTGTGGCGTTGTCAAACGCGCCAATGAACATATCCCATGAAGCGGCCACCATCCCCAGGGAGCGCCCAATGGTTAAGGGCATCGCATTAAACCGCTCCTCAATCTTGGCCGCCTGACCCGCCAGGGCGTCATAAATCACCTGACTGGTGATCTTCCCCTCACTGCCCAGCTTCTTCAGGCTTCCAACCGCCACGCCCATGCCATCAGCAATCGCCTGTGCCAATGGCGGCAGGTTCTCACGAATGGACCGCAGTTCATCCCCTTGCAGTGTACCCGATGCCATCCCCTGGGCAAGCTGGCGCAGGCTTTCCCTGATTTCCACGCTTGTGGCCCCAGAAACCACGCCAAGCTTGCTGACCGTATCCGTCAGCTTTGCCACCTCAGCATTAGACCGGCCAATTCCTGCCAGCCCCATCTGAAACCGCAAGAAAATCTGCCCGGTATCCTTCAGGGATTGCCCCGTCTGAAAACTGGTTTTCTTGATGCTGTCAAACGTGGCCTTGTATTCCTCCGCCGTGCGTGATGCCTGCCTCATGCGAGTGTCTAGGCTTGACATCTCGTCCGCCGTCTTGGCAATGGCGGCAATCGTCACCCCAGCAAAGACAGCCCCCAGTCCAGCCTTCAGTAGGTTCAAGGGGTTGAGGGCGTCACGGATAGACTTAGTGAAGTCACGCATACCGCTGGCCGCATCCTGTGCCGCCTTTTTGTTTTGCTTCAGGGCGTCCTCGTATTCTTTGACCTTCTTCTTCCCACGTTCTGCCTCGTCGTTGGTCTCCTTAAACTGCTGTTTAAGGGGTTGCAGGCCACTACTCTCAACGACTACACGCAGTTTAACGTCGGCGCTCACGGGCGTTTCCCTTGGGTGTCTCTACCTTGCACTGGGCAGCCACGCAGTAGGCCGCATCTATGGCTAGGATACCATGCAATTCCTCACCTGTGAGATCGACACCCGACACCTGCTGATAAGCGTAAATACTCTCGTAGGTGATCGGCATCGGTCCCCCCATGGAATAGCCCCTGCACTTCGACAGTTCAGCAAACAGACGGACTAGGTGTTGCTCCCAATCGTCCAGCCATGGCGGGTCTATGGGGGGGGTTAGCTCTGGTGGCGGGAAGCCCTGCGCTGCCGTAACTTGCTGGTAGCGATAGCGTCGGCTGCGGCCCTTGTCGTCGGTTTCAGAGAGCCAGACTTCGTGTCTGACCCAGGCGGCAAGTCGCCCTTCGGCTCGGTAAAAAAATTGCTGGTGTCCTGCAAGAACCGCGCCACCTGGTCCACAATCCAGGGGGCTGAAGTGACCAGCCGCTTAAGGTTTTCAGGCGAAAACTCCAACACGTTGCCCTGGTCGTCCACTACGTCCATGTTCTGCCAGCCCACGACACACAGCAGTTGTGCGTCTGCAATCTCGTCGGCCATGTCCTCCGTCAGCCCGTCCAGCTCCTTGAGCAGGGCAGTCTCACCCACGTCACCCGTCTTGGCCGCACGACTGCCAGCCATACCTAGATACTTCTGTTGAATCTTGGCCGTTCGCTGGGCATAACTCTTGGACAACGGCGACACCACCAGAAGCCCCTGTTCTTTGTCACCGTCCTTGAACGGTTCGCCTGTTACAGGGTCCACCAGGGCCAGAAACACAGGCTTCTCAGCCGACGCAATACGTTGATTGATGCTGACCATCATGCCACCTTCTAAATAAATACTTGCACTTTATACCAGCCTAGCACATGTGCATAAAAAAAGGGGACCCGTGGAGGCCCCCATTTAGAAAGTGCTTCGTTAACTCTTGGTTAAGATTAGGTTGGTTCCGCTCACGCTGTCTTTAATGGCCTGAAAGTCCACACTGATCTCACGAGCGCCCTCACCATCACGGGGCTTGTCAGACTTCAGGTAGCGTACACGGGGCATGGTAAAGGTGTAGGTGTTGCCGCTGCCACTGCCAAGCAGAGAGATGGCAATGGAGGAGTCTGTCTCATTGTTGTACTTCTCATCGAACTCGTCAATGGACGACCCAGCCAGGTAGGCACTGATCGACCCGGTAACCTTGCACCGGCCAATCCCCATCTCCTGCACACTGGACGCACCAATGACATACAGCGGGTCGATGTTGTTCTCAATGGTCAGTTCAATCGACGTGATGACCGGCAGGCCACTCGCAGCAACCAACAACGTCCCCTGATAGGCGTCAAAGGGTGACGACCCAGCCGCAGCGGTGATCGACGAATCAAACGGCACGTTGTGGACCGTCTGGTCTTTCCCGACAACCGACGCCGTACACTTGACCATCTCGTTCACCGCAAACGATAGCTGAAGGGTGTTAACGTAGCACCCCAGGTAACGCCGGTACTGTTTGGTAGAAAGGTCAAGCTGAGCTTCTTCAATCAGCAGGGATGTGGGCGTCACGCCTGCCTTCAGTTCACCACTACTGAACACCCCAAAGAAGGCGCTTTCCAGGATGGCGTCGTAGTCGGTGGGGGCAAGCTCAAAGTTGATATCGCCCTCAATGCGACGGTTGCCGATACGGATGGACTGCGTCTGACGATCCGAGCGAATCTCTTCACTTTCCAGGGTGTCACGCATCAGGTTGAGCGTGGAGCCGGTAGACCGTAGCTCTCGCATGTCGGGTGTGACGGGGAGTACCCCAAACGTGGTCTCTTTCTGAAACGCTAAAGACGAGCGTGAACCTTGAGCGAATGCCATGGCGGGGAATCCTCTATTAAACCTTGCACTGTGTGCCTGTAAGATATCACATATTACTTGCTTGTGGCGGGGATGCGGTAATCAGGTAGGCCGTCCAGGGAATTGCCACGGGGGCGAAGTAGTTGGGGCCGTCCTGCTGTCCAGGGCCACGCTCAGGCACGCCGGTGATGACATGCTCTCCCTCGTGAGCAATGTTCAACCGTGTGCCACGGGGAAACACCTCGTTCATGATGAAGTCAGACAATTCGTCGGCATGACCTGGGCCTGTGCCCTCCCCCACAATGCAGTCCACCAGGAACACCCCAGTGTGACGGTTAAACCCGCCATGGCCCATACTGCCAGCATCCGACGCCGTGGGGGCAAACACGACCCGCAGCAGGGCCTCATTCCTGAACGGCTTAAGCTCCGTGCGTGTGCCACCGATGTTCTCAAAATGCACCTTCACCACGCCGTCCGTGTGCCGGTATAGCTGCTGCTCTAGGGCGTTGCGAATGTGAATAAAACCCCGTGCCATGGTCTACGGCCTCCTGTTGTTTCTGATCTTGCGACGCCCACCACGAGACGCCCTGACGTTGCTGGCTGCTGATTTAGTGCCCCCGCTCATACTACCAAGCTGGGGTTGAGGGCCGCCCATACGCAGTGTCAGGTATTTCCTGACGTTGGCCTCCACAATCTGGGGCCATGCAGGCAGTGAAATGCGCACCATGCCTTGAGGGGCCTTGCGACTGCTGCCATACTCCAGCTTGTCAATGTAGTCGGCATTGTTGGCCAGGGTGACGCGCGTGCCAAACTTGGCCTGTGTCAACGGTAACGCAATGGCCGCCCCAGGGTTGAACGGCACGACAGGACCGGCTACCGGCTGGGCTGGGTTGGGCGACTTGGCCCCAATATAGGTCCACCAGCTTGCCCGTGCAAACCCGGTGAGCACAGGGGTTTTCTCAACGATGCTTTCAGCCATGTCCATGACGCTGGCCTTAAGCACCTTGTCTAGGTTCTCTTCCAGGGCCTCCCCTACCTGTTTAAAGGTGTAGTTGAACTCCATCGGCATCAGAAGTCAATCCTATAGAACAGGGTGCAACGACAGTTCACCGTGTTGGCCGCCCGTGCCGCCGGGTCATGGGGGTACATAATCGGCCCTAAGGGAGAGATAAACGCCTCACGCAGTCCGCGCCCCTCCTTGTTCAGTTGCGGAATGGAGATGTGTGCGTCACGGGTCCTGCCGTCTTTGGTGTTGATCCACTTGCGGCGTACCTGTTCAGGGGCAACCACGCCCTCCTCAACCGCATTCTCCCAGGTGTGCTGATTGGCCATGTTGGTGTTGCGCAGGGCCTCCGTGCGTGCAATCGTCTCGGCCCGTTGCTTGACCATCTTCTGTCGGTAGCGTTCAACGTACTTGTCGATCACCTCAGGCGGCAGGGCCTTGTTGTCCCTGATGGCCCGGTCTATCCGGGGATCAAAGCGACGGTCACGCAGCTTACGATCCAGGGCGTTCTTGTCCAGGTTCTCTAGCGCCTTTCGGTAGTTGGCCACCGCCTGCTGTTGCTTGGCGGTCAGTCCCAGGTTTTCCCTGATCTCTCGTGCCGTTTCCAGGGGGTTCTTGCCCTCTAGCGTCATCCGCCTGATGCTCTCTTCCACCCCTGCCCGTACTTCGTTGGAAAGCTCCCTCACAAGCTCGGCGTGCCATTTTGACGCCACGTCCACCAGACGCGGATTCAATTGGTTGAACCGCACCTCAAAGATGTAGTCAGGGGCAATCTGTCCAGGGCGGTAGTTAACGCCAACACGCCCCACAACCTTGGGCCTGATCGTCGGCTGGTAAGGGTCCAGTTTCTTGCCCGCCGTGGTGTAGCTGTCTGCCAGGGCACGACTAAACCCTTGCAGTCGCCCCTGCACCGCCTCATGCCGATACACGTTGTAGACGGCGTACACATCGCCCGCCCGTAGTGAGTTTGCCAGTTGGGTGAGCGTGGCCATGTCTTTCACTTCTTGAAGGGCGGCTAACCATGCAGCCGCAATAGCGGGCTCTAGGCCCTTGGCGATGTCTAGAATGGCGGTGACAAAATCACGCTGAGACGTCTGGGTCGGCTGCATCTTGCTGTTGCTCCACCATCGGCAGGCCGCTCACCTTGCGTAGGTACTGCACCGTCTCATCATCACTTAACTGGATGCCCACACCCGCCATGGCACTCAGGAACGCCCCCAGGATGTCCAGGTCTTGTTTTTGCAGGTTGTCATACGTCAGCTTTGGGCACAGGTCCATGGGCAGGGCGTTAATCTCCCACAGACGCTTGAACACCTGGTCATTGAACGCAGCACACAGGCCGTCAACATACCCCTTGAACGACTCAAAGAAGAAATCCGTCTTCTCTTTAGACAGCGCGTAGGAGCCTTTCCCTGTGCCACTGCCCAAGGTGAGGAAGTCAGCGAGCAACGACATGGCAATGGCCTGATCGTAGCGGGTGATGATGCCGCTGGTGTCCACTGAACGGGTACTGTTAGACGCCACCAGTTCTAGACGATATTTGGGCACGTTGGTAGGTTTGCCGTCCTGGTCAGGGTAAGTTTCAGAGGACAAAACAACACCTGATGTTTTATCCAGGCGCGTGTTTGACACCAGCTTCTGCCACATCATGCGCTTGAGGGCTTTTTCTTCGTCGGTTGCCCCCATATCATCTGGGGGGACGTACAGCACCGGTAAGCCGTTCAAATCACGGTCAATCCCGTGATACTCCCTCACCTGAACGTCCTGTTTGTACCGCCATGGCTGGTAGCAGTGGCGCAGGAGGGACATCCCTTCAGGCCGGTCAATGATACGACTGGTGCGCAGGTAGACGCACTTCTCCACCGGAATGTCCAGGCCACGTCCGTTGGTAGGGGGCCGCTGCACAAACCCACGCACGATACCCGTGGTGTCCATGATGAACTCGTAAATAGTGTGCTGGTCACGGGGGGCAAGCTTCTTAATGCCGATATACCCGTCACTCATCTTTTTGGCGACAATCTCAAACACCGCAAACCCGTAAATAAACCGGCTGTGTGTGCCCTGAAGCCATACGTCAAACGAGTAGTCACTGTCCATCTCGTCAATCATTCGCTGGCCTATGGCCTGCATGGTGCCGTCCACATCCGCTTGAGGGGTGTCTACCCGCCAGTTAATCGACGCAAACAGACCCTCAATCGCCCGAAAGAATGCTCCTATAATGGGGTCATTCATATACATCTGCTTAAACTTGCGACGTCCTTCAACGCCTGTCAATTCAGGCAGAAACTCGTTCAGGTCAAACCCGCTGTAGGTTTGCCCGCCTACCGTCCCCAGTTGAAGGGCTAGGGTGTTGAGAGTGTACGTCTCGGTCTTGAATGACTCAGGCGGTTTGTCGGTCGGCATGGCTACAACCCTATAAACACGTCACCGCCCAGCGCATCAGCCAGGGACGGGTTGTTACTGAACAGGACGGCGTTTTGTGCAGCAAGCACCTGGTCAACCTTTTGGCGGCCATAGATGGCTTCTTCTAAGGTTAGATCACCTTGCACATCTTCGCCCATAATAACACCTTCATTGCTCCCTGTGTTGCTGGCAAATGGCTGGAATCGTTGCGTGTAGTAGTTCAGGTATTGCGTCATGGCGTCCACCTGGTCGTCATGCGTGCCGTTGGGAAACATGGCGCTTTCCTCCATCAGCTTCTCTCCCTCAATGTGGCCATCCCGTAGCACTACGTTGCCAGCCTCCACAAGGCAGGCCACCGCCTGCGCTCGTGACATTTTGCCGCCCTTGGGGGTAATCGCCACCACGCCACTCAGTCGTTTCCTCATGACGTTGATGATGGCCGAGCCGTTGGCCTTGTCCTCAATCAGCACGCCGTTCACTGGTTGAATATCACCCGCCTGTTTGTACAGCCGTGCCAGGGCCTTCACACTGCTAGTGAAGTCCATGCGGTCGTGTATCTGGTCCACTAGGTAGTGCGTTGGGCCTTTGCTGCCCCATAGCTGGATTGCCACATAGTCGTTTTCGTTACCGTCTTTGAAAGCGGCATCCATGGAAATGAAAAGCCGGTCGTAAGCGTCTGGCAGACTCGATTGCTTGACGAACCAAGACTTCTTAAAAATGCCACCATCGGCAGGCGCTGGCCGTTGCTGTAGCTGCCCTGCGGTCCCGTAGCTGCCAAGGCTGCTTTCTAGGTTCTTGACGTATTCCTCTGCAAACCGCTGGGGCCAGATAAGTTCTCCCTCTGTGGCTCGTGGGTCTTTGAATTCAATGTTTGAGCGAATGCCAACAGGGTGAGACCGTTCGTAGCGTGTGGGGATCACCAGGGTATTCCAGTCCTCCCCTGTTTCATACTTCAGCACCCGCCCCACCAGGTCATCCTCATGCAGACGCTGCATCATAATCACTTTGCATCCTGTCTTGGGGTCGTTCAGGCGGGTACTCATGGTCTGTGTCCACCAGGTCCAGCACCCTTCCCTGACGATCATGGACTGTGCCTCGTTGGCCTTGATAGGGTCGTCAATTAGGATGATGTCTGCCCCCTTCCCAGTAGCCACACCGCCCACACTGGTACTCACCCGAGCCCCACCATGGGTGTTGTAAAACTCGTCTTTGGCCATTTTCTTGTTCTTGTCGAGCCTGACAATGTTTCCCCAGCGTTCCTGATACCAGTCTGACATTACCAGTAACATGTGCTGGCTAGCGGCATCCATAGACAGGCTGTGGGCGTAGGTGGCGGCCATCCACTTACGCCAAGGGTTCTGTATCCAGTCCCAGGCAGGCCACAGCACGGCCACGCTTTTGGTTTTCATGTGACGAGGGGGAATGTTAATCACCAGGCGCTTGATTTCGCCCCGTGACACCGCCTCCAGGTGCTCACAAATGGCCTGAATGTGCCAGTTATCCTGAAACGGGTTGGGTTCACCTGTCCAGCGCCAAGCCTCCTGACAGAAGACGTGAAACGATTGCTCGCAGTGGGCCGCGATCATCATTTCAACCTCGTTAAGGTTTTTGGGTTCCCTGATCTTTGGCGGCGTCTCGGAGGGCTTTGAGCTCTTCGTAGGGGAGGATGTTGCCGCGAATAACGCCTGTTGTAGAGACGCTTCCGCTGATGTCGATTTTCTGCCTTTGCCCAAGGTGCTGCTCTCCTAAGAAACGTAGCATCCCACTACCGCCATGTGCCCACTGTGACGTTCTCAAAGCAATGCGGCCAATGGCGTTCTGCTGTCGTTCAAACTCATCAAAGTATTTGTGGAAGTTGGCCTGACAAAACTCGTCAAGCTCCTCTTCGGTCAGGTCAAACGCAATCAGAATGTCTGTTTTAGGGACATGCCGTTGCAGCATGGCAGTTAACTTGTTCTTGTCGAGCGTGTCCACGCATGGCCTCCCCTACCACTCGTACCCACAGGACGGGCACTCGTGGCGATACTTCTCAGCAGGTTCAGGGACAGGCTCATAGGCGGGAGGGTCGTCGTCCTGGTCTTCCTCATCCTCCTCCACACCCGCCATGGCAGGTTCAGGCGTTGGCGCTGGGTCGATGCTGTTAAACAGGGTTACTTCCTGTTCCGTCAGGCCAATGAAATCAAACGCCTTCAAAGGGGCTTCAAACGCCTTCAGTTTGTCGATGGCCACATCTGTCATGCTGTTGAGCTTGTTGTGGGCCACTAGGTAGGCGGCCTGCTGCTCTTCACTCATGTGAGACAGGCGGATGACAGGGACGTGTGACATCTTAAGTTGCCGCGCTGCCAGTAAACGTCCATGGCCTTCCAAAATCATCAAGTCATCATTGGTGACAATCGGGTCGTTAAACCGGAATGCCTTGATAGACCGCACCAGTTCTGTAATCTGGCTTTTAGGGTGAAGCTTGGGGTTGAGCGGGTTTTCTTGCAGGTCGTCCAGGGCCACCAGTTCAGTGGACTCCATCAGGTTGGGGGCGACATGCTTCAACGTGGCAGCGTTGTACATCACTTCAACTCCATCTTGTAGTAGGCGATCTGCTCACCGACGTACTGTGGATGCACGCTCGACACCTCCCAGGTCTCCTCGCCTACCCGTAGCTGGCCCAGAGTGTTGGGGGCGACCGGCAACGGCTCATCGTCCTGAAAGATGACTGCCGCCCGTGTCTTGTTGCCGTCCTGCTGCTGTAACCCGCCAGGGCGTTCAGCCTTCATCAGGCCCAGCACATACACGGTGCAGTCACGGTAGTAGTGGATGTTGCGTTCAGCCCTGCCGGTCGTGGCGTTGTAAGAAGGCTCCTGGTACTGGAAAAACTGTCCAGGGCGTCCAAGGCGTCGCAGCAGGTGAACCACATCACGGTTGGTCATGGCGCGTAGTTCCACATGTACTCGTTGATGGGAGGCTTTGGGGGGTCGTCTGAAAACACGATCACCCCACCTGATGACGGTGATACCGGGTCTATCTCAGGCACGCCACTGCTCTGGAGGGTCTTGAGCGTCTTCCTCAACGCCTCCACCCTGTCCGCCGTCTTGATGGTCAGGCCCTCGACAACCACCTCAGCCTCCATGCTGTAGCGGGTGAGGAGCGTTTGCACTAGGAACACCGCCGCCCCTGACAACGTGCTGTGGGCGTCGATGGCAAACAGTATCTCTTCATTGGAGAGCATGAAGGGGGACGTGGTGTCTTGAATGTAAAAGCGTACCCGATCAAGGGTGGAGTCTGCCGGGTTGCCGCTGTAGCTATACGTTGCCGCCACGGTTGCGTCTCCGTCGCTGGGTGTCTTCAGGCGTGGCCTCTAGGGACAGCACGGGCGTTTCAGTTGGTTCCGGGTTGGCAACGTCGTTGAGGATGGCGTCGATCTCAGCCTCAAGCGTCCCCTCACCTGCCATGGCGGGTTGCTCTTCAACCTGTGCAGAATTTGCACAGGTTGCCTGATCTTCCACAGCAATGGTGACGTTCATGCCAGCCGTTTCCCAGTTGGCAGGGCGGACGTCCTCAATCTCGCCGTCGTAGGTTTTCCCGTGCGCCGTGAAGTAGTTCTCCTGCGCCACAGCCAGGGGCAGGCCGTCACAGATGATGACGCCGTTGGTACGCAGTGCAAACCCTGATGTGGTCAACACAATGTCATGCTTGTCAGGCTGGCCCAGTTGGACATGGCTAATCCAGTAGGTGTCATACATGGCCTCAACATGAGCCTGACTGACGTTATGGTCAGCAGGGACGAACAGGTCACCTTGTTGCAGGCCACCAAAGGGACGGGCGACATACAGGGGGACGCTAGGGTTATAGGGCGTGTGATTCATGGGGTTATCCTTGCACTTTACGGTGTATCTGGATGATAGCACATGTCAGAATTACAGGACTGATATCGGCGCAACGTGGATCATCAGACCGGCTTTTAGTTTTAAAAACTTATCCCAGTAACTATTTGCCCCTTGAAATGGATGAAAACATACCCTTAAACGGCTCTTGGCCTCAATTAGGTTTTTGGGGTCAATTATGATGGCGCTGGTGGCAGTCACCTGGTTGTCGTTCTTGATGATGCCCGATTCTTGCAGGGCATCTAGTACAAGCTTCAGGTAGTTGTCCACGTCCCCCGTCTTTTTAGGCCGGATGATGGCCACGGAAACCGACACCTCTCCCTGATACGTCATCCCTGGGTTTGATTCTTTCAAGCACAGCGCAAGGTCATTCTTGCAGGCAAGATACGCCTGATTTGCTGGCAGGTACTTACTGCGCTGTGTCATCCGCTTGTAAGGGATAGGCACCTTGTCCCAGATGGCAAAGAAGGACATTGTCTACTCCGTTCGATTGATAGTTTTATGCTCGACCTATTGACGAGACACACATGTGACGTTAATATAGTATCACGTTAGCAAGCAACCGAAAGGAACCAAGTTTATGTTTATTTCCCGTTACCCTAGAGAAGCGTTTCAATTAACTTTTGCTGTACGGTATAACGGCACTTTTGATCAAGCCTGCCTGTGGCTTATGGAACAACTTACGGCCCGCTCACACAGCAGCGCTTACCGTGTGTATTGGCACAACCAAGAAAAGACCCAGCGCATTGCAGAGTTTGAGGTTGATGGATGCAATTTTTTGGTTACTGAAAGCGACTACTGTCTGCCTAATTTAAGAGAAGGGCGTTTGAGTCTGTTTGAAGGGCTGTAAAGACATACCAACAACAACATCCTCCACACCCGCCATGGCAACATCGGCGGGTTTTTGTTCGTCAGGTGCTATACTGGGGGCAGTGCAAGAACCCTGAGCCCCAACGATGCCTCCTCCTACCTTCAACCCTCCAAAGCTACTGGACCAGTCAAGCAGCTTCCAGGATGACGCCAAGGTCCTCACCGCCGCCTTTGGTGACGGCTACAACCAGCGTGCCCCTGATGGCCTCAATACCGTACGCCTCACCGGCTCCCTTGTGTTCAAGGGCCTGACCGCCACTGAGCGTGATGACATCCTCAACTTCCTGCGTGGCACACAGGGGGCGACGGCCTTTTACTACACCCTGCCCGGTGAGCTTACGGCTCGCCTGTTCACCGCTAAAACGTGGCAGTGGGTGAACCCGTCGGGCGTCTATTGGGATGTGACGGTCGAGGTTGAAGAACAGTTTGACGTGGTGTAGTCATGCCGCAAGACCAGCCTGACAAGATCGCACAGCAGGGACAGGCGGCAAGCCTACCCGCCATCATCCAGTTGTTTCAGATCGACCTGACGAGCCTGGGTGGCCCTGTGTTCAACATGTGCCCCACCACAGACGGGGCGTATCAAAACGTGCGGTTTGGGGGTGTTGAGTATGGTGCCATAGACCTGGTGGCCGACGGCTTTGAGGTCAACGGCAAGGGTCAGATGCCACGGCCACGCCTTCGCATCTCCAACGTGTTGCAGCTTGCCTCCGCCGCCGTCATTGAGTTTGATGACCTGATTGGCGGCAAGGTGACACGCCTACGCACCTACCGACAACACCTTGACGATGGTGCCGACCCTGACGGTGATGCTGTGATTGACCGCCAGGAGTATTACATCCGCCGCAAGGTCAACCACAACAAACAGATGATTGAATGGGAGCTTGCCTGCAAGATCGACCTGCAAGGCGTCAAGCTCCCCCGTCGTCAGATCGTGCGTGACTACTGCTCCCACCAGTACCGCTACTGGGACGCTGCCCTGGGGGGTTTTGATTACACGGGCGTCACCTGCCCCTATGTGGCCGATCAAGCGTATGACGAGTATGACCAGCCACAGACGACCGGGGCATTAGATCGGTGTGCCAAAAAGCTGTCGTCGTGCCAAGCGCGTTTTGGGCTGTCCACGCCGTTGCCGTTTCGTGGCTTCCCTGGGGTGGGGCAGGTGTAGTTTTTCTCGCCACCGGGAAAAACCCCATAAACAGACGAGCGCCCAGGCTGTCCTGAGGGCCTATCCGAGCGGTGCCAACACCTGGTTGGTCCGTCTAATAAGAGTCACCCTGGGTCACATCGTTGAGAGGTGTGGCGACTTCGATATGTGCATGGTAGCAGGCCATTAAAAAAATGTCGACATTTTTTAACGCCATGGCGGGTCGTTAACGGGGGTGTTAATACTGGCTCAATGCCGCGAAACCTAGATTCAGAACAGCATGACGAGTCTTTAACATCTCTTGATGTTCATGAATATATTTTTGCTGGATTTGAAAACGATGGTTGACCCGTTCAATTTCTTTAACCCAGTCAGACAAAAACACGACATCCATAGGAGCCTCAATCAGGGAAAGGCGATTATCGTTGCTAGTCATCTTGGGTGTCCTCCTGGCTGAATTAAAAACGCAATGTGACTCACGTCTCCGGCGTCAATCTCCTGCTGCAGCGCGGCATTGCCTTGGTCGGCATAGCGGCCCTCACAGTCGATGCGGGCACCAATCACCTGCCCAGGAACCTCCTCACCAGCTTCGGTCCTCACGGCCAAATGAACCCAGTAAAGGCCATGGCGGGTGCGGGCGATCTCCACATTGCCGCCCGGAAACCGAATGATGGTGTGCGGCTTCTCGGGCTTGATGGTCTTGTCGCCCAGCAGCTCCGTCACCCCGCCAATCTTGGCGAGGTTAATGTCCGACCCCGTCTCGTTAAACAACCCCATCTGCATCACAACCGCACCCCCTCAGCACGGCCTGCGGCGCGTTTGCTTGTTGGGCCAATACTCGTAGCACACTCATAAACCTCATAAGCGATTTGTGCAGGCGTCATGGCTTTGTAATCAGGGGTCATGGTTGGGGTCCTTTCTAAATCAACTCAACTGGAAATTTGCCACGATCATCACGAACGCCAAGGTATTCAGGTGAAAGCTCTGTAAAATGCCAGAAACACTTGGCTAAATGAAACAGTTTCAGGACATTACACCCGTGGTCAATCCACCAGGAAGCATTTGTGCGCTGACGGATGTTGTCCAGCGCAAACTGTAACGTCTCACGATGCTCAGGCTTGACCCCCTTGTTGACGATCCACTCCATTTCGGCCAGCTTGTCAGCACGGATCGTCTCAGCCCAGGCCACCTGCTTAGGCGACCCCACAAGCGCAGGGAGACCCGCCATGGCATTCACCTCACGCGCTTGCTGGCATTTCTCGGCGTTCTGGTCCTGAACCTGCTTCTTGTAGCAGTCAGAACACACAACAGTCTTCAGCCAATCAACCCGCTTGTAACGAGCCTCATGCTTCCCAAACAGATGATGGGTGACCAGGTGTCCGCAGGTGTGGGTGACGTCGTATTGTGCCATGGCGGGTGTTTCCTTTCGGTTGCTTGCTAACATACCCATTGTATCGCTACCTGTGCAGGATTTCAATACAATGGGCGTCAAAATATCATCTAGGTGGATTAGTCAAGTAGTTCAGGATTGGCGGGTCTGTCGTCTGGCGTGAACGACACATCGCACTGCCGTATGTACTCTCTGTACTGGCGTTTGCTGACCGCAATTCGGTTCACCTCCACCATAAACAGCAGGTAGTCCGTGCTGGCCTTGCTGGCGCTTTTGTAGCTAGCTAGGTCAACAATCCTGCCGCTCCTGGCACGGTAGGCGATCACCGTGTCATTGTGGGAACGTCTTAAAAGATACAGCACGGGGGAAAGCGGATGACTCTTCTTTTTCGCCTCCGCCTCTGCAAACGGGATCAGGATGTCTTTCAGGTTGTTCATCTGGGTGGTCTCCAAAACTGAAAATGTCCATGACTTGACGGGCAGGAAAGAAGCCACGGCTGTCACGATACTGAAAATAAAAGGGCATCAGGTCGGTGTGCATCTCAAAACACTCCACCACTTCAATGGTGCCTCCCGTGGCGTTACTGCGCAGGCAATACTTGAACGGGTACATGTCGCCAGTGTCAATCATCGTTTCAGCCCTCGTTTGTTTTGAACAATCGCATCAACAAGAATGGCTAGACGGTTCTCGTTTAACTCTGTGCCCACAAATGAACGACCAGCCTTGTGGGCATACCATCCAACCAGGCCCGTCCCCATGCACAAGTCCCCAATCACACCATAGGGGTAATGCGTACACACCCACTCAATGATTGCCTCCTCGTCCATGTCCTCCAACACAACAAGGCGCTTCTTCACCTTGTTGCTGGCATGGATGACGTAGCACTTGTTTTTGCTCTGACGATAGTAGGTGGCGTTGTAAAAGGTCACAAACGGGTAACGCTGCTGCAAAACGGTCAGGCAGTACGCCAGGTATTCCTTGCCCATCTCCATGAAGACGGTGTGTGGTCCAATGCTGGCGATTCTGTCAAACAGCTTGTCAAGGAAATCAGTGAAGGGCTCATCCATCCACGCAGGATGTTGAATCCCTGCCTTGGTGTAAAACGCTTTCACGTTGCCCATGTTCCAGGGCGGGTCAACAAACAACGTGTCGGCCCGGTGCATGAACGTCGGCATCTCAATCATCCAGTCTGCCACCTTGACCATGGAATCATTGGGCAGCGGAATGGCTCTCTCCATGTGATATTTGGCAGCGTGGCCACCATAGGTCCAATCAGTCATTAGGGACTTCCTCCATGTGCCAGGACGGTGAATAATTGACGTTTCCAAACAGGTCAGCAATACGGGAAATTTGCGTATATCGGTGGATGGTCTCAAGGTCTAGCCCCAAGTGCTTTGCCACTTCTTCAGGCTTCAGCCCTTGAGAGAGCAGGGCCTTCACCACCTCAGCATCTAAATCTACCTGGTGGTGACCCTTTGCTTTGTTGAACTGAATGGTGGCCATCATCCTCTTGGAGATGTCATGGTCCAGGACAACAATGGGCACCTGGTCTAAGTCTAGCCAGTCTGGCCCTGCAATCGTGTAGCGATGAAACCCGTCAATAATGACGTATTTCTCAAGCGATTCGTCCCAAATCGTCACAATCGGAAAGCAGAAGCCATTGTCGATAATCGACTGCTTCAAAAGCTTCATCTTGTCTCGGCTGACAGAATTGGGGTTGTAGTGGTTGGCCACCACCTGGTCTCTTGGAACCAGCTTTGTATTCAAGCACGGGTACTGAATTTTCACACCTTGGCACCTCACACTTACAGGACGGAACGGTAATACTCAATCTTTGCAAGCCTTGCCTGCATGGCCTCATCACTCGTGTTGATAGGCAGATTGTTTTCATAATCAGCCAAAACCAATTGGCGGCATTGCTGGCGTGCCACATACTCGTTTTGTGGCATGTCTCTAAACCGTCGCTCAAAGATCACCTTATGTTCTGCCACTGGGTAGGTGGCCAGTAACATGTCTCTGTACTCTTGCCAGCTTTTGTATTCTTTGGGCAGCTTTCGGCACTGAAAAGACTTGGCGTCCTTGCCAGTCTCCTGAGCAAATGAAATACCTTTAATACGACGCAGTAGCCGGTCATAGGTTTTGGGCTCAAACGATGGCAACTCACTGATGGACTTGAAGCTTTTCTCGTGAATGAGGCTTGAGCAGCGAAGCTCTGTAATGCCAAGTCCAAGCCGATACTGCCAGTCGTAAACAGCAGAATATCGAATGTTGTTGTCGTGAATAAATTTCCAAACATCCCCAAACTGCCAGTCGTAAATGGGATAAAAGGTCACATTCCCGTTGGTCCTGGCCGTGGCATAAAACACACGGTGGCCGTTAACCATCACAGGGTTTTTAATCATGGCGCGATAACGATTCAGGCTTTCATCGGCACGCAGCCCAACCAGGAACGCTGTGTTGTGGTGCATGTTCTCAAACGACCACAACGCGCCATAGAAATCGACCCCACCCACCACAGTTTTTGTGCGCTCCTTTACCCAGGGGATTTCTTTTACGGCAAACGCTTTCTTGTTTTTCCGCATCCACACAGACCGCTTGGTCTCATCCCAGGTGATTAACTGCGACTCCTCACGGCTCACGGCGTTTGTGAGGCTGAAAGACACCTGATACCACATGGGGGTGACGGCATCACGGCAGTAGCTCATCAGGTACTCGACTTGTTTGACCGTGGCCTCGTACACCACCTCCTCATCCAGGAAGAAGATTCCCACACGACGCCCCCGCCGCTTGGCTTCCTCAATGGCCAGCACAGCCAACACGGTGGAGTCTTTCCCCCCGCTAATCGACACGATGAC